GTAGAAACTGACACCACAACTCATCAAGGACGCAAACAAATTGGTTACTGCTATTTGGAGTACATTTCGGAATGACTGACACTGTAAATGTTCTGCCTCATCTTCGTGAATTGAAAGATGCTTGGAGAAGGCAAGATTTTGTTTTTACCAAACAACAGCAAGAAGAATACAATCTTTTGATTGCTGCTCGTCGTGAACGTGTAAAGTATTTCTACGACAACGACATGGTGTGTAAAGTAAGCAAATCTGCTCAAGACAAACTGAAAGAGGACAATTAAAGAACTGTCACAAGGGAACCTCCACGTTCCCTTTTTTGCTTTATGATGAACCTGTGACTGAAACACCAATGCAAAACAAGCACATCGAACATCCCGAAGATTCTATCCTGACGGGCAATCTTTCTGTTCTTGATTGGTTCACTGCTGATTCTCATGTCAGTGTGAAAATTGATGGTGCTCCTGCGATTGTATGGGGTACAAATCCCGCAACTGGTAATTTCTTCGTCGGCACTAAAAGTGTCTTCAACAAAGTAAAAATCAAAATCAATGAAACGCATAGCGACATTGACAATAATCATGTTGGCAATGTTGCTGACATTCTTCACGCTGCCTTGGATTATCTTCCTCGTACAAACGGGATTGTTCAAGGTGATTTTATTGGGTTTGGTGGTGTGGATACTTTTCGCCCCAATACGATTACTTACAGGTTCTCGGAGAAGGTAACTCAACAGATTGTTGTTGCTCCTCATACTTACTATACATTGACTGAATGGCAACAAAAGAACGCAAAAGAATTGCATAAAATCCACAAAAACATTCTGAGGTTTGCTGTTGCACAACCTCTGACTAAAAAGTTTGTTGATACTCTAGATGTCAAGTGGGTGCAACCTGAAGCAGAAATCTGTCCCCATCGTGATGACATTCATGATTTCTGCAAGTTTGCTAAACAAATGAGCACTCTTTGTACCTTCGTGAATGATAAGCAAGCAAAAGAACTCAAAAAAGTCATCAATTCCTACATCCGCGAGGGTAAGGAAGTAGATGAGCATGAAATTGCAGAAAATTATGATGTTGACATTAACCTGCTGCGATTGTGGAAACTGATTGAGTCTATCAAGATGGACATGTTTTTCTACATTGAATCTGACACTGACATTCAATGCGAAATTGCTGGGAGAATTAGCGATCATGAAGGTTTTGTGATGCACAATGAGTTTGGAAGTTACAAGATTGTGAATCGTGAGGAGTTTTCTCATCAAAACTTTGTTCTCTCTAAACAATGGAGTTGATAAATATCTAAAAAAGTATTTGTAAAATGGCAAAGTATCAAACAAAAGCAAGAACTTTTGGAGAGTTCATTGCGATTGCTGAAGCAGTAGTTTATGGTGGTGAAAAGAAAGAACCAAAAGATACTAGAATGATTGTAACTGCTTCTGATAGAAAAGCAAATACAAAAGCATGGCAGAATTATCTAGCAGGACATTCTGGTTACAGAGCGGCATCACATTTGAATAAAGAAGAACATGAAATTGATGAGGCAAAATCAGATGCTGGACTTTCTGTTGCACAAAAAAGACAAGTAAGAACTGCAAGACAAGGTTATGCAGGAGTAGCAATTCCAAATTCTTCTCTTCATACTGGAGATATTTCTAGAAGAGCAGCACACAGAGACAGAGATGAGATGAATAAGGATGCAAAAGACATTCGCAAAGGTAAGTTAAATCAACCACAGTTTCAAGGAAGAACTGGACAAGAACGTGTTGCAATCGTTAAAAAGGCAAAAGGCATGAAATAAATGAAAACATTTACGCAGTTCATTGCAGAAGCAAAAGAAGCAAAACCACCCAAAGAGGTTTTGAATAAAATAGCAAAAGCATATGGTAGAAAACACCGTGGTGTAAATGTTGACACTTCTCATAGTGAAAAGACTGGTAACATTCGTGTGAATCAGTTATGGGTTCCTCCCGATAAACAGGGAAAAGGTATAGGAACCAGAGTGATGAAAGGATTAAGCAAGTATGCAGACAAAACTGGTAAGAAAATTACATTAAATCAAGATCCTGATCCTGGAAAGAAAGAAAAACTAGCAAAGTTCTACAAATCTCACGGATTCCAAGCAAATAAAGGTAAGAAAAGAGATTTCTCAACATCTGACACACATATTAGACATCCACAGTCATAATGTGACAGTCAAATAACTGGCACACGGTATGAGCACAGTGCTCAAAACCGTGTATTGTATTGATGTTGAGACAAACAACACCAATGACTGTTTCCTTCATTCAACACACCACCAATCCTACTTTCATTGAAGTTGGTGTGGAGTTCTTTCTTCCTACTGATTCTACTCATTGGATTCCTAATGGTTTCGACATGGTAGAGTTTTGCGTGGATGCTAACGATTTGGAAGACGATCGTAGCGCAACACTTGAAGAAGTTGCAGAACAATTCTGCAAGAACATTGGTGTTCTTTTTTCGCAAGTAATTGAGAGCGATGAGTGGTGATGATTACTGGAATCTTAGTGCTCCTAGCATATAGTCTAGGAGCAGCACAAATTATTATTCTTCACAAGATTCGGGACAGTCACTGAACTGTCCACCAGGCGCTCCAGAAGCGCCTCTAACACCCCTATACTGACTTCGTTGAGTCATTCCACCAATCAATGATTGTTTCCGAAATCTACTCCTACCACACCGATTGGAAGGAAGGTAAAGTCAATCAAATGTGGATTGAGCAAATCACTGATAAAGAGTGTGACAATCTCTTTGTTGCTGTTGCACACAATCCCCGCAATGGTTCTACGATGGAGATGAGCAATCCCCGCACATCTTACCACGAAACTCTTAACTGGGTTCGTCATTGGTGCGGCACTTTCTGTATTCTTCCTGCTTGATTATGTCACCAACAAGAGAACAACTTATTGAAGCACTTTATCAAGAGTATTTGTTTCTTTGTCATGATGATTTCGATCCAGATGAAGATCCAACTCCTGAAGAATACCTGGAGATGATTAACGGATTGTCTTATGAGGAGTTAGTATCAGAAACTGGCACAGACGAACACTTCACTCTTGAGGAGTATCTTTCAACCTATGGTTAATCAAATGACTACTGGTTACACTCTCAACCGCGTAAATCTTACCAAGAATGAAGAAACCTGCATCTTGCATTTCTTACGTCAAGCACAAGAATGTGGGTATCCTAGTGGTAATGAACCATGGTATCCTGTGATTAACACAATCATGCGAAAGTATTACGATTCTAACATCAAAGAAGCACAGGAGTTTCAAACACTATGAAAAACATTTCTACATTACCAATGTATCATCCCGAAAGATTGCAATTTCATCAATGGGTTGATACTGTAGGAAAAAATCTTTACAAGAAACAGAATCCTTATAATGGATTCAAAAATGTAAAGTCTATGGAAGAATTGTATCAACAAAATTCACTTTACCTATGAAAATCGAAGTTAAGTTATACGTTGGTGGAAAAGTATTCACCGAAACTGTAGAAGCAGCAAACTATCAGGATGCAAGAGTCACAGCACTTGCACGAAATCCTAAGGCAAAAGTGATAGGAGTGAACGCAATTTTCAAGTGACTTACTCTAATCTCTCAAAGATCCGTCCTAAACTTCGCACACAAGGTAACATCACTGGCAACTTTGGACGTGCCAAATCTAAGGCAGGTTCTTCACTCAATGAATTGGGTGGAAATGGTAACATTGGTGCAACACAAGATGAGTATTTGAATCGACTGTATTATGCTCTTGATAACACTACCGAACCTAAACTTCGTAGTTTCATTTATCAAGAAATCAAAAAAATCCACATCCAACGTGGTACATGGTGACAGTTGAGAAAGTGGCACAGTGTATGGTTGCTGTGCCCTTTTTCGTGTATTCTATAAAAGTCAAAGCAATTCACGCAAATGACTACTGCTTTCGCTGACTACGTTGCACAACAAGATGCAAAGAACACAATTCAACTTAACATTGTTAAGTATGGCATGATGTTGTGTGATGCTCTCCAGCAAGATGCTCCTGACGGTTATCACTACTCTCTGGATTCTTCTGGTAGCAAGTATCATAAAGTGTTCATGCACATTGGCGATCGCCGTGATTCTATTCATGCTTTCATTGATAAGAAGACTGGTTCTGTCTACAAACCTGCTAGCATCAAAGCACCTGCAAAAGGTGAGCGTTACAATGTTTTGATTATTGAATCTCGTGAATTGATGTTTGAGAAGTGTGATTGGAGTGGTGGTTATCTGTATCTGCGATGACAACAACACATAAACTCATCTTTGTTTCATCTTTCATTTGGTTTTTGCACTGGGGGCAATGTCTTACTTTCAACATTCTGGATACGGTTATCGCAAACTCCTCTGTGAGAATGTTACCTCTTGGTTTATGAATAAGTTTCTGCCCCGACACAAAATTGGGGTGGAAATCTTACATCGTGGATTGAATCGAGAAGGTGTTTATGGGTATTGTGATTTCGTGGATGATGATTCTAGGCGTCCACGACACTTTTTGATTGAATTGAATACTCATATGGACGAAGAGTTGTATATAAAAACTCTTTTGCATGAATTGACTCATCTTCGCCAGTGGGTGATGGGTTCACTGCAACTTCGTCGTGGGAAAATGTGTTATTGTAAAGAACCAGTTGAAAAGTATGAGTATTGGTATCAACCACACGAGATTGAAGCAAGAGAACAAGAAGAAAGACTTTATGAACAATACATGGAAGAAGTGCATGGGGTTCGTATAAACAATTACTTCGTGAATACAGTCTCCAGGCATCTGTTGTGACACTTGAAGAACTGTCACAAGGTATGAGCACTGTGCTCAAAACCGTGTATTCTTAAGAAGTTCAAGGGATTTCACCCATGATTGAGTTTCCAACACTTCAATCCAAAGATGGAACAATGATTGTAGGTTTCTATCCTATTCAGGATTGTTCCAACTATACTCTCAAGATTCTTTCTTGGAAGGGTATTGATACAATCTCTCGCAAATGTATCACCAAAAAAGATGCAATTCATGAAGTGAATGAGCGTCTTGCCAGTGGTTATCTTTTGACTGGTGATAACATTGATTCGGTGCAAGAGTATAATTGGATGGCAGGTGCTTGCTGATGTCAACTGTACTCATCGGTTCAATCATTGTTCTTTATTTTCTTTGCAAGCGATGAAAGACATCCGAATCTATGTTCAAACTGCCGATGGTTGTTGTACCATTTGGTATGAACGTTCAAAAGAAAAATGTTCTGCGATTCAAGAACGAGTCTACAATCAACTCTGTGGACTAAACATCAAAAAAATTGAAGTTTCTGTGATTGGTGCATAAAATGCAATTTCAAGTAACACAAATTGAGTTTGATTTTGAGGATGATTTTGGTACACTTTCCCCTCAACTTCAGGAAGAAGTCGTGAATGAAACTGTAGGACAAATCTGGGAAGCATGTGATGAAGACGATCTAGTTGAAGAAATCACATGTGCAACTGGTTGGTGTATCAAGTCGATTGATTATCGCCACATTCTGAAATGATTTCCCTTCCTAATCCAACAAGCAAAATGACACTTACTCAAGATCAAATCTACAAACTGACTCAACTCTACGCAGCGCGAGTTGTTGATAACATGGACATGCGCGATTTGTGTGCTTTTGCCATTGACACGATTGTTGATAACATGAACGACTATAATGAGAGTGAATTGATGGAAGAACTGTCGCACTATTATGAAGATGATGAGTTGCAAGAATTGGTGGAAGAAGTAAAGAATGTGGACAGTTGAAGAGGTGGCACAGTAAATAAGCACGGTGCCCGAATTGATGTATTGTATAGAAGTTCAAGGGATTTCACCCATGACTGACACACACATTCTCATCAATCTGGGTCGTCGTCACCACTTTAATGTTCTCGATGTTGAGATCATTAAAGAGACTGAAAAAGCAATTCAGTTTCGATCAGTATTCAACACACATCATACACTCTGGATGCCCAAGAAAGCACTGAAAGAGTGTAACGAAGTTCCTGGTTTGTTTAATCTACAATCCTGGTTTCGATTTGATGAATGGGGTGCTAAGTTTCTTGGGCACAACATGCGTCACACAATGTCAACAACTTGGATTCGATGAAGTATAAACAAATGAAAGTCTTTGCACTTGTGTTTGTTGTTTGTTTAGTTGTTTCTCCTGCTGTTCGTTATTCAACAGCACAAGTTCTTCACACTGTTGCTAATTTCATCGAACCAGAATCATGAACACCTCAACCATTTCTATCACTGTTGACAAAGATTCCGTCAATCCATTAATGCTTGAACAAGCACTTTATCAGTTGCTTGATATGTTCAAGATTGAGATTCTGGAGAGTGAAGTTACAAACATCACACCAGAAGAAAATGCACAACTGTTTGGAGATTGAATTGTGACTAAAACTCAAGAACAACTGATTCGTTGTATTGAACAACAACTTGATGATTTGTCTTATCTGAATGAGGGATTGTTCAATGATTGGTGTGACAAACTCTATACAGAGGATGATGAACCAATCCTTGAAAAGTTCACTGCAAAAGTTCTCACTCAAGTGACAAAAGACGTGGAGAAAAATGATGACTGATTATGGTTTCTATTCTGTAGAAGAATTGACTGAACTTGATGATTCTGATTTATCCTTTGAGATTGCAGATGCAGCACTATTAAAGACACCAGAAGGTGATGAGTATTTGAATCAACTTATTGCAGAACTTTCACGTCGAAACTAACAGCATGTGCCACTCGTAAAACTGTCACAATAAAAGAGCACAGCATCCAAAATCATGTATTCTATAAAAGTCGAAAACAACAAAACCGACATGGACTTCGAATCACAAATTGCTCCTGCATTGCGTGACTTCATGTGCAACAATCACACTGATTTGAATGATACTGTTGATTGGGTTTGTGAAGTGTTTGATGTTAATGCAACTGATGAATTGATTGATTTTGTTGCTGATGAGTTCGATTCTTTCTTCGGTAACTGAAATGTTCACTTCACAAGAGTTGTCTGTATTTCTGTCACTGATTGACTTCCATGAAGATCTCAACGAAGTGTCTGAAATGGTAGAACATGATGTAGAACAACTGCGTCAAAAGTTGATTGAAACTGCATTTAACTTTGCCTGATTGAATGATGTTCACGATTCGCTACTTCACACCGTATCAACAACAGTGGAGAACACAAACATTCTCTACACTTGATGAAGCAAATCGAATGATAGATTTCTATCGTTCTTGTGGTTCACCTGCATCTCTTGTTTGATATAAAATGTTCTTGTCCTGAGTATGACATAAAACTGCTTATGATTGATGTTTTGACACATTGAGAGGGGACTGATTATCCCCTCTTTTTTATGCTATAATGTTCTCAAAAACTGTTATGAAAAAGAAAGGAATTGTGTATGGTGTTGGTATCAACGACGCCGATTATGTAGTGATGAATTGTTTATATTATCGTAAATGGAAACAGATGTTGAGAAGATGTTATTCTTCCAATTTTCATGTAAAGAATCAATCGTACATTGGTTGTAGTGTATGTGAAGAATGGCGTCTCTTTTCTAATTTTAAGATGTGGATGATGTCTCAAGATTGGGAAGGAAAAGAGTTAGATAAGGACATGCTTTTTCCAGGTAATAAAGTCTATTCACCAGACAAATGTGTGTTCGTTGATAAAGAAGTGAATGAACTTTTTAGTAAGAAAAACATGCACGGAGTTCGCGGTGTTCATTACAATCAAAGATTGAAAAAGTATGTGTTACGTTCTAGCACAATCAATCGTGATAAGAAAGCAAAATATGTTGATTGTTATGTAACACTGGAAGAAGCAAAGAAAGCATCTGATGAAATGAGAAGAAATCGTATCGTAAATGTAGCAAACAAACAGAAGGATGCAAGAGTCAAAGAAGCAATCTTAAATCTGGTAAATGATAGCGAAAAAGAGTAGAATAAGGTTAAAAAGGTATTAAAATCAATTAAAAATGTATTTTTAAATATAAACGAGTATTTTAAATCATTCTCAATAAGTATAGTTTATTGAGAATCAATTAGGTGTATTGTTGAGAATAAGTGTTGTTTTAAGTGTATCTGAGGGGGTGATACTTATAGTCAATTAAATGTGTCCAGGTGCCGATACTTATAGTCAATTAAATGTGTCTGGGAGTCGTTATCTTAGCGTGCATTGTATCAGCACTCCGCCAAAATGTCAAGTCCCCCAGCGTCACAAAATCCCCACAATCCCCTCACAAAAATACACAGCACCCTCATAAATATCCACCAGGACGTTGACAATAATTCCCAGGTATCTTAGACTTACACAAGAACACCAACGGAGCACACTTATGTCAGTTGCCTATCAACAAGCACAGAAGGTTCGTTATAGAATCACTCTGGACATCTCTGCGTTTCCTGACTTTGATCCGCACCAGATTGACTGGGAAAAGTTATTCAAACTGGAACCTGCGGAAAAGTGTGAAGCATACGTTGAAGACTTAAGTACACCTGACAGATGGTGAGTTGTTATAAAGAATATGTGCCACAAGTATTAGTGGCACAATAAATGAGCACAGGAATCAAAATCTGATATTGTATTCATGTGGTTGAGAAACACTCTACAAACTCACCACACATTCTTCCCATGAACAACACCATCGGTTTTCCCCCCGCTGATGCTCTCCTGGTGCAATTTACCAAGGTAAACTATCAGAAACTGTTTGTTCAATTCCTGTTAGTTTCTGCCACTGTTCTTGGTATCATTGTTGGCGCTGCACAGTTTATCTACAACAAGGCAGCACAATGGTATCAGTCTGGTGGCAAAGAGCAACTGATTGCTTATGCTCAACGTGCAGTGCTGTTTATCAACAACCGTACTGGTATGTTTGATAAACTTTATGCTCTCACGGTTTCCTTCTACAATCGCATTGAACTTCTTGCTCATAAGATTAGCGATGTGACAGATGTAGAGGTGGCACAATAAATGAGCACAGCACTTTAGATCTGGTATTCTACTCTTGTTGGTGAGGGATTCATCAACACAAACCCCACAACACTTTCCTGTCATGCGTATCATCGAAGAGCAGATGAACACCGCAATTCTTAAGTCTCAGGATTGGAAGAATAGCAACACTTCTGTTCTCTATTCTCCCGAACGTGATGCGTCGTATGTATATCTGCACGGCAATCATATTGCAACCATTGGTGATACGTTCGTCGAATTGTACACTTGTGGGTATTATACACCCCTCACAAAGTCTCGCTTCAATGCTATACTGAGTAAGCATGGAAAAGGTGCCCGTGTTTATCAAAAAAACTTCGAGTGGTTTGTATCAGATAACGGTGTAACAGTTCCGTTCACTGAAGGTATGGTTCTTAACTGATACAAACAGTCCTGGGCAAGACTATAAACTACCCACCACACAGTTCCCTACACTTTTCTTCTGAACATGTCCAAGTCGATGATGCTTTCTCTCCTGGCACAAGGTAACACTGGCAGCGAGATTCTGTCGATTCTTGATGTAATTATCGCAGAGGAATCTTCCGAGGTTTCTATCAACGAACCCACTGCAGATCCTATCGCTTTCTGATACTAACCGTGGGGGCAGTTCGTTATACTCTGCCCCCTTATTCGTGCGTTATTCGTGTATGCGTGGATGGGCAGTATTTGCGCGGTTCGTTTATATCGTGGCGGGCGGCGTTGCGGTTATAAAAAACCCAAACTACCCTAACCTACAGAGGTGACAAAACGCGAACGATATATCACACAAATAAAAAATTTCCGGAAGGGTATATATAATGCAGAGGTGTTTTATCGCCCCCGTAGAAAATTTCCGGAAAAATATTTTTTATATGGAAAAGATTTATCACATCTATGCAAAGGATAGATGTTTATTTCATTCAGTGAAAGAAGAAGAATTTCAAACAACATGGAGAACACTCAATAATATGGTTGGTATTATGAAAACTGACTATAGTATTGAAGATTTGTCATATGAGGAGTTGCTGATTAATAAAGAGGCAATGCTACACTCTTCATATTGACAAAAGCATATATAGACTGTTAAAATTGACATTGAAGGTTTATTAAACTTTATGGCAAAAGGATTTACTGTTAAAACTGTTGCACCCCCAAAGAAAACTGAAGATTGGGATATTGATGCAATCAAAGCAAGAATGAAAGGGAAATCGATTGTCTTCTGCTTACCTGGCAGAGGATGTTCGTTTATCTTTCTGAAAGCATTTGTACAGCTTTGCTTTGATCTTGTACAGAATGGAATGAGTATTCAAATTTCACAAGATTACTCATCGATGGTTAATTTTGCACGTTGTAAGTGTCTTGGTGCAAATGTTCTCAGAGGTCCAAAGCAAATTCCTTGGGACGGGAAACTTGAGTATGATTATCAACTCTGGATTGACTCGGATATTGTCTTTGACTCAAACAAGTTCTGGCAACTCTGTGATCTTGCTCTGAGTGAAGATGGCACTGAACGTGAGATTACCGCAGGTTGGTATGCTACAGAAGATGGACACACAACCTCTGTCGCACACTGGTTAGAAGAAGATGACTTCCGCAAGAATGGTGGTGTGATGAATCATGAAACCGTTGATTCAATCTCAAAGCGCAGAAAGCCTTTCACAGTTGATTACACTGGTTTTGGTTGGGTACTGATTAAGAAGGGTGTCTTTGAGAATCTTGAATATCCTTGGTTTGCTCCTAAGATGCAAGTCTTTGAATCTGGTAGCGTTCAGGATATGTGTGGTGAGGACGTTTCATTCTGTCTTGATGCTAAAGAACAAGGCTTTGAGATTTGGTGCGATCCTCGTATTCGCGTTGGGCACGAAAAGACTCGTATTATCTGATGGACGAAACTCGGTATAATATTATATACAAGGGACGTAAAATCTATATGGACCTCAGTGCAGAAGATTGTACTGAGGTTCTTCAAGATCTCTCAGAATCGTTTTTCTCGGGAGAACTTATTGAACCAGAATTAATCGAATTGGAGAAAATCTAAATGGCAAAAGGCGGATCTAATAAAACTCTCTTTGAACCAGGAGCACCAAAGAAAACTCGTCAAGGACGTTCATCTCGTACACTACTTAGTGCAACCTCTCGTAATGGACGAAAGAAGCGTTACAGAGGACAAGGTAAAGGATGATTCCTTACAATCTAGAACTACTCACCTATCTCGCTCCCAGCAAAGTCTGTGACGGGGTGGGTGTTTTTGCTTTAGTAGATATTTCTAAAGATACTTGTATATTCAAAGCAGATGTATCATATAAAGTATCATGGTCTGATATTAATCCAGAAATTAAATCTAGAATTGAAACATTAACTTATTATGATGATAATGGATTTTGGATTGATTGTGACTTAAATAAGATAGGACCCCAATATTATATCAACCATTCACACTCACCAAATGTTGCTTATAATAAAGATACTGGTTCTTTATATGCAATACGTGATATACAAAAAAATGAAGAGTTGGTTGACTATTATTTTCCAGGAGAAAGAGATTGGCATACCTGAATCACAACCTTCCGACAATTACTTGCTATATTCGTAACGAATTTCTATATAATCATAAAAAAGGTCATGGAGATGTAACTTTATGCGACGTACACTCTGTAGCGTCCTTAGAGAAGCATGTACCCCTCTTTGAAGCATTTCTAGAGAACGGGGTGAATTGGACACGAAGACCAATTCATGCATTTTGTTGGAAACCTGATGCACCAGTTCCAGAGTTAGAAGAGTGTATGTGGTGGGATTGTTTTTCTCCTTATATTGATGTCCAAGTACGTTCAAGAATGGCTAACTTACGTGCTGAATTGATCAATTATAAGGGAGAAAAAAATGAAGGAACTTACATGTTCACTCTTGATTGGTCATGGGAGTCAAAATCAACTCTGAATACTAATTTTAGTGAGACACCAGAGCATAAATGTGCTCACTTTTTCAAAATGGACAACGGCAACTTCTATGCATACCCAAATAATAAGATTTTATGGTATGATGATGCATGGACAAAGGACAGAATTACCAAAAATCCAGGTTATGAGATTGATATGACCGAATATTCAGTTGAAAATCGACGTAAAATTGAAACCTCAGATGATTTTATGTACGAAGTAACGGAAATTCGGGATAGCAACCCCGTAAAAAGTTCTGATTTAGTCAATCAGGAGCAAAAAAATGACTAAAAAAGTCGATAAAGATGAAAATTTCATGAAAAATCAGTGGGGAACTGAATATTTGGCAAGTGAATATGGTTGGGAAACTAAAATTCACAAGCAAAAGATGCTTCGTGAGATCGCAAGTGACGATCTAACTCCTAAAAAGCATGATTTCTTTCATCAAAACGAAATTCATGCACAAATTCGTAATGATAGTGATTATGATGACTGGGAATATGGAACTGAACCACTCTATGAATCAAAAAATCCTTAATAAATAAGATAGAATTATAATATTCAATGCCTGTAGAGCGCGTTAGTAAGTCATTTAAAGACATTAGTATGTCATTTCAGGTTAATCCATTAACCTATGACTTGATTGCGCTCACAAATGAAAATGCTATCGCTCGCTCTTTGCGTAATCTTGTGCTTACAGATAGGGGTGAGCGATTTTTTAATAATAATTTGGGATCAAGAGTAAGTTCTTTGTTATTTGAATCTCTTGATGACATTACTGCCTCATCTGTAAGAGATGAGATTGAAAATACAATCAATAATTATGAACCAAGAGTTGAACTGATATCAGTTGATGCCACTCCAGATTATGATAATGGTGAGCTTAACATTACAATTAAATATTACATCGTTGGAATTGAAGCACAACCACAACAGTTATCATTCGCATTACAGCCAACACGATAATGCCATTAGTTAATTTTGCAAATCTAGACTTCGATCAGATAAAGACATCCATTAAGGATTATCTTAGATCTAACTCAAATTTCACCGATTATGATTTTGAGGGATCTAATTTATCCACAATTATTGATGTGCTTGCGTATAATACCTATATTACTTCATATAATGCCAACATGGTATCGAATGAAGTTTTTATTGACAGTGCAACTCTCAGAGAAAATGTAGTCTCTCTTGCACGAAACATAGGTTATGTGCCAAAATCAGTCAAATCTTCAAGAGCAAATATATCTTTATTTGTAGATACATCTTCTGACACAGCGTATCCTGTTAAGCCAGAAACTTTAACGCTGAATAAAGGAACTATTTGTTCTTCAAATACTTTTGGTAGTCAAAGTTATACTTTTTGCCTATTAGATGACATTACAGTACCAGTAGTTGATAATGTTGCATCCTTTGATAGTATCGATGTTTATGAAGGGACTTATATCACCACAAACTTTACCGTAGACTCTTTTAATCCAAATCAAAGATTCATTCTTCCAAATTCAAAGATTGACACTTCTTCTATTCGTGTAATTGTAAAACCAGGAGCAACCTCTGATATTAGTAGAAAATATCGTCAAGCAGATAGTTTATTTACAGTAACCCCCGAGTCTCCAGTCTTTTTTGTACAAGAAATTGAAGATGAAAGATATGAACTTATTTTTGGTGATGGCGTATTTGGTACTAAATTACAAGCACCAAACTTTATTCAAGTTTCTTACCTAGTGTCAAATGGTGAATTAGGGAATAGCATTTCCCAATTCAATTTTAGTGGTAGAATTACGTCACCAAGAAGTACTGCTGCTATAGCATCTGGGATATCTTTAGTTACAACAAATCAAGCATCTTTTTCTGGAAAACAAATTGAAGGTGTAGAGTCTATCAAAAAGTATGCATCTAGGATATATGCATCTCAGAATCGAGCGGTAACCTCAAGAGATTATGAATCAATTATTCCAACCATTTATCCAGAAACTGAATCAATATCTGTTTTTGGTGGAGAAGAATTAAATCCACCTCAATTCGGAAAAGTTTATATTAGTATCAAACCAACAAATGGTGCATATTTGTCTAATCTTATAAAAGATAATATTAAGAGTGAGATTAAAAAGTATTCTGTAGCAGGAATCGTACCAGAAATTATAGATTTAAAATATCTCTATCTTGAACCAACTATTAATGCATATTATAATACAAACCTAGCACAATCTGCAAATTCAATCACGTCAATTGTTTCTAGCACTGTTGAAAGGTACGCAAATTCTACAGAATTAAACAAATTTGGTGCAAGATTTAAATATAGTAAGTTTTTAAAAATTATTGATGATAGTAGTGATGCTATAACTTCCAATATCACAACTGTTGTAATGAGAAGGGATTTGAGAGTAGCGTTAAATAGTTTTGCGGAATATGAAATTTGTTTTGGAAATAGATTTCATATTAAGAATGAAAAAGTTCTTAATATTGAATATTCTAATTTAAATGGAAGTGGAATTACTGAAAATAGTTTTAATATTAAATCCTCTGGATTTAATGTAAGTGGGATTGTTGGTACTGTATATCTTTCAGACATACCAAATCAAGATAAAAAAACTGGATCTATTTTCTTATTTAAATTAAATTCGCCATCACAACCAGAAATTATTAGAAAATCTGTGGGAACTATTGATTATATTAAAGGAGAAATTAAATTGTCTCCCATTAATATAACAAATACCATCCTCAATAAAGGATTTCCTTTAATTGAAATTTCTGTTCCTCCATATTCAAATGATGTGATTGGACTTCAAGATTTGTATCTGCAATTAGATATAACTAAGACAGTTATTAATTCGAAACCAGATCAAATTTCATCAGGGTACGACATTTCTGGAACTAATTATCAAGTTTCATCTAGTTATTCAAACGGACTTTTAGTAAGATAAAATGATATCAACAGATCTCAAGAGAGTACAAATCCAAGATGTAATCGAACATCAACTCCCTTCTTTCGTGAGGGAGGATTTTCCTTTAATTGCAGAATTCTTAAAACAATATTATATTTCTCAAGAATATCTTGGAGCCTCTGTCGATTTAATACAAAATATAGATGAATATTTAAAGTTAGAGTCTTTAACAAATACAACTGACTCAACTCTTCTAACGTCTGCGATATCATTCAATGATACTACAATTAATGTTAAATTTGATTTAGCAAATAATGTTTTAGGAACCTACGGATTTCCTGAAAAATATGGATTAATTAAGATTGATGATGAAATAATTTTATATACAAATAAAACAACTAATAGTTTTACTGGATGTATAAGAGGATTTAGTGGAGTAACTTCGTATACAAAATTAGATGTATCTGACAATCTCACTTTTTCAACCTCAGAGATTGCAGAACATACAAAAGATACAAAAATTGTAAATTTAAGCAATTTACTTCTAAAAGAATTTTTAACAAAGATTAAATATCAATTTACTCCAGGATTCGAAAATAGAGATTTTGATTCTGATGTAAATGAAAGACTTTTTATATCAAGAGCAAAAGATTTTTATCAAACAAAAGGAACTGATGAATCATTTAAGATTCTTTTCGGTGCTTTGTATGGCGAAAAAGTAGAAATTATAAAACCAAGGGACTACCTGTTTAAACCATCGGATGCACAATATAGAGTCACGAAAGATATTGTAGTTGATGTTTTATCCGGCAATCCTCTCCAATTATTAAATAAAACTATTTTCCAGGATGCCTATCCAAAGTATGGAATTGAAAAAGCATATGCTCCTGTTACTGACGTTGAAAAACTTTTTTATGATGGAAAAGAATACTATAAACTCAGCGTTGACTTTGATTATTCTAAAGATATTACTTTTAATGGAAGTATTTTTGGAGATTTTTCAGTACACCCCAAAACTAAAGTAATAACAACGGTTTCAGCAGGTTCATCAATTATTGATGTTGATTCTACCGTAGGATTCCCTAAATCTGGCGAGTTAGTTGTAAAATATTCATCTGGAAGTTCTGGTATTGTTTCTTATACTTCAAAATCAATAAATCAATTTTTTGGAACATCAAACATAATATCCAATATTGATCTGACAGAGGACGTTAGGTTAAATGTTTATTCATATGGATATGTAGGAGTTGGTACTACATCTAGAGTTGATTTTAGAATAGGATCAGTTCTATCAAATTTAAAATTTGATGATCAGACATATTATTACTCTAAAAACGATACTGCCACCATCAAATCACTTGGAATTACAACTTCAAGTCCAAAAACTGATAGTTGGATTTATAATCTTGCAACTAAGTATGATGTAAAATCTTTATTATTAATTGATACTTCTAGTTTTACTTACAGAGTAAGTACATATACAAGAAATAATTTTAACATCGGAGACAAATTAACGATTATAGACTCTGCTCTAACATCTAAAGATTGTTCTGTCAATGGGATTACAGATGAGTTTACATTTTCTATAAGTGGACAAGGATATCTGAATACAAATCAAATAGGTTTTAAAGTTCAAAGAAAAATTTCAAAACCTCAATTAAGTTCTTTATTATCAAATTATTCTTATATAACAAATTATACATCAAATATTCAAAATACATATGTAAAATTTAATCAAGATGTTTTAGTTGCGGCATCATCAATTCCAACTTATAATAATCAACCATTAAATTTCTATGATAGAAAAATAGTTTTGAATGGCAATTATACTGGTTCAGTATTCACTGTTCCAAATATCACTGATCATGGATATTATACTGGAGATGCTGTATACTATAAACCATTCACAAAATTAGTTGATGTAGACGGAACACCAATAGAAGTAGTAAGTAAATTTGATAATATAACAGAAGGAGTGTATTACATAAAAAGACTCCAAAATACAAATCAGTTTAAATTGGCAAGTAGTCAAGCTAATTTGTATAATGAAAAATTTATATCAGTATCTGGAATTGTAACATCAAATACCTTAGAGTATGTTGATTTTAATAATAAAACACTCCAACATCAGCAATTATTAAGAGAAATCAAAGCACCAAATAACGAAAGTGGATATTATTTAACTGATCCTGGAAAAACTGGAATATTAATTAATGGAGTAGAAATTTTAAATTATAAGTCAGAAGATACCGTTTACTACGGTTCTTTAAATAATGTTGTTGTCTCATCGAAAGGAAATGATTATGATGTAATTAATCCCCCAATTTTATCAATAAAAGATAAAGTTGGAACTGGTGCAACAGGAACTTGTGCAGTAAAGGGATATCTTCAAAAAATTGATATTATTAATCCTGGATTTGATTATGTTACTAAACCAATAGTTACCATTACTGGTGGAAATGGATATGGAGCAAAGGCAGAAGTAAACACAATATTTGTAAATCACTCTATTTCTTTTAATGCAACATTAGAATCTGCTTTTGTAAATTTAACGAATAATACAATAGGATTTTCTACATATCACAAATTCAGAAATGCTGAAAAAGTAGTTTATAAAACGGACGGACAAACCGCAGTTACTGGGATTGTCACTGATTCTTTTTACTATGTTCAAACTGTAGATGCTTCTACAATTAAACTCTATCAAAAAGAGACAGATGCAATTTCTGGTATAAACACTGTTTCTCTTACCGGATATGGAGTTGGTGTACATAGAATACAAGCATTTAATAAAAAACAAATAGTTTCAAATATTTCAGTTGTTGATTCTGGATCAAATTACGAAAATAAAAAAAGAATTGCAAATTCGTCGGGTATTAATACGGCAGCGAATCAAATTAACATAGAAAATCACCAATATAATTCTGGAGAAATTGTACTATATTCTTATGATCAAACCTCAATATCCGGTTTAAGTTCATCTACTCCATATGTTGTAACTAAGGTAGACGAAAATAATTTCAAACTATCAAGTGTTGGTGTTGGCTCTATTACAAAACTTTTTTATTTTAACAACAAACAGTACCTTGATTTAGAATCAAGTGGTTCTGGGAATCATATTTTCAATTATGAACCAATATCAGTTTCAGTCATTGGGGAAATTGGAGTATCTACTTTCACTGGACAAGATTTTTCTGCAAAAATTCAACCAGTGTTTAGGGGATCTATTGAATCAGTTCAAGTAACAAACTCCGGAGTTGGATATGGAGTTACAGATATTTTAAATTACAATAGACAACCTATTTTTACGTTGTTAAGTGGATCTTCAGCACAACTTCTACCAATAGTTAATAATGGACAAATTATTGAAGTTTTAGTTACCAATCAAGGAAAAGAATATAATTCTCCTCCAGAGTTAATTGTTTCTGGATCTGGAAAATATGCAAAATTAATTCCTATTATAAGTGATGGGAAAATAAAATCAGTAAAGATTGATAGTCCTGGAATTGGATATGATGACAAAACTGTGGTTACTGTCGTTCCTAGTGGCAATGGAGCTGCCTTTAATGCTGATATACAAAAATGGACAATTAATTTATTCCAAAAATATTTAAATATTATTTCAGATGATGATGGAATTTTAACAAAAGCAACTAATGAAGAGTTCGGAGTTCAATATTCTCACCTGTATGCTCCAAGAAAATTAAGAGAATCTATTTACGGAAAAGGTGAAGATAACCAAATAAAATATGGAGTTTTCGATCTCCAAAAAACTCTGAATGGAGAAGAAATTTCATCAGCATATCATTCACCAATAATTGGTTGGGCATATGATGGAAATCCAATTTACGGTCCCTATGGATTCTCATCAAAAACTGGAGAAGGTATTCGTGCAATGAAGTCTGGATATACCCCAGTCACTAGATTAAATAGACCTCCTTTTACTCAAGGATTTTTTGTTGAGGATTATGAGTTCACTAACTCTGGGGATTTAGATGAGCATAATGGACGTTTTTGCAAAACACCCGACTTTCCAAATGGTGTGTATGCTTATTTTGCAACAATAAACTCAGAAAGAACGGAAACATCGTCTTCTTTTAACAAATACAGGATTCCCGTCTTCCCATATTTGATAGGAAATACATTTAAATCAAAACCAAATTCATTCAATTTTGATATAGAATCAAATCAAATTTCTTATGATTTAAATTCTTCATCTTGGTTTAGAAATACAACGCCATATAGTTTAACTGAAAGTGCATCTTCTTATGATTTCTTATTCCAACCAAACAAAATAAAATTACAAACAGTAAACATCAATGAAACTTCTAAAGGTGGAATTGATAAAATTGGCATTGTAACAGGTGGAATTGGTTATAAAGTCAATGATGCTATTATATTTGAAAAGCAGCAATATGCACAACAACCTAAAGCAAGAGTATCTAAGATACTAGGAAAATCAGTAACTAATGTCAGTGTATCTAGTACAACAATATCACAATTAGAAATTATTCCTTTTGATTCTAATGGTTCATATGTTGCATTTGCAACATCTCCTCATAATTTGTCCAATAATAATCTGATTTCACTATCTGGATTTAATACTGCAGTTAATTATCTGCAATCTAGTTTTAATATAGGTGTAAGAACAGAGAGACTAATTCTGAACACGGGAGTGGGGACAGATGGAGTTACTGGAATTGCAACTTATTTTAGTGTATCTGGAAATCTAAGAATTGATAATCCTCTTGCAATAAGAGAAAATGATATCATCACAGTAGGAACAGAAAAATTAAAAGTTTTGGGAGTAGATGAATTAAATTCTAGAATTAGAGTTTTAAGATCTCAAGAAAATACAGTTTCATCTGCTCATACTGCATCGACAATATTATACGAAAATCCAAGAAAGTTCACTTTCTCTTCTCTTCCAGAAAATAAAGTTACGTTTGAGATTAATAAAGAAATTTATTTTAATCCAAATGAATCAGTAGGACTTGGTTCTTTAAGTGGGGTAGGTGTAGGTACAACTATATTCTTCTCAAATCCAGGTGCTGGTATAACTCAAATTTTTATACCGACACAATCAATCTATATTCCAAAACACAATTTAAATACAGGTGATTCTTTAACCTATCGTAATAATGGCGGAAGTTCAATTATAGTCTCTACCGATGGCGTAAGTGGATTTGCACTTTCAGATTTTTCTACAGTTTATGTCGGAAAAATTTCTAATGATTTAATTGGAATATCAACATATAAAGTTGGCATAGGTTCTACTGGCACCTTTGTGGGTATTGCAAGCACGACTTCTAATAGTGGACTCTTATACTTTACTGGAATTGGTACTGGAGTCTATCATAGTTTTAAAACTGCAAAACAAAATGTTGTCACTGCAGAGGCAAATAAAAATACTGTAACGGTTGCTACTGCATCAACTCATGGTTTAATCCTAAATGATACTGTTGATATTCAAATAAATTGCGGGATAACCACAACAGTGGTTGTAAAATATGATGACTATAATCGAAGAATAATATTTAATCCCAAATCATTTGTTGCTAGTGATGTGAATATTATCGATAGTACCATCACAATTGCGAATCATGGATTTAATAGTGGGGATAAAGTAATTTACACATCACCATCTCCATCTGGAGGACTTGTAAATGAAAAAATTTACTATGTTTTTAGATTCTCCAATGATAAAATTAAATTGTGTAATGAGAGATATCAGTCTATTCAGTTTAATCCAGAGACTATTTCCATAACTTCAGCATCATCTGGAACTCTATCTTCAATTAATCCATCAATAAGGGCGTATAAAAATAATACGCTTAGATTTGACTTGTCTGATTCGTCTTTATCAAGTCTTAGTGGATCTACTTTATATTCTGCATTTGATTTTAATTTATATTCTGATTCAGAATTTAGGAATGTTTTTGACTCTTCGGAAAAAACAAGATTCTTTGAAGTTTCTAAAGTTGGACAAATAGGAATAACAACAAATGCGGCACTAGTTTTAAATATTACTGATTCTTTACCAAAAATACTATATTACAAATTTTCTCCAATAAATTCTCAATTCGTTTCTCAAGTAAAGAAAGAAATCTTTATTGATACTGAGATTACAAATGCGAATCAAGTAGAAATTGCAGATAGTCTGTATAATGGTTCATTTACTGTTGTTGGAGTTGGGACAACTACAACCTTTACTTACAATTTAAAAAATACTCCCGAAAAGAATAGTTACGATTTAAGTGAAGCAAATATTAAGTATATAACCAACTCTTCTTCTGCAGATGGTGAGATAGCAGATATTGATATAACATATTCTGGAAAAGGTTATCAAAATATAGTTGGAATATCCACGATAAATTCTACAAGTGGAATTGGAGCTATACTTGAGCCATCTAGTACATCTATAGGCAAAATAGTTTCAAACCAAATTGATGATATTGGATTTGATTTTCCGACAGATAAAACTTTAAGACCTGTCTGCAATTTACCGGAAATCTTATTAATGGAACCACTTTCATCATTCAATGAAATTGGAATCACTTCCGCTGGGAAAAATTATACAATAGCTCCAAAATTAGTTGTAATCGATGGATATACTGGCAAAGTTGTTGATGATGTAGATTTATCTTATAAGATAGGAGATACCAAAGTAAAGATTTTAAAAAATACATTTGGAATTTATGATACTACTCCAAAAATTATTCCTACGAATAACCAAAATGGAATAGGAATTAATAATATTTCATACAATACTACCACTAAAGAAGTTAGTGTTGGATTAAATACTGGGTTTAGTGATTCTTTCCCATTCTCTGTTGGCGATAAAGTTTTAATTGAAAATATTAGTGTTGGTATTGCCACGACGGGAATCGGTTATAACTCTGCAGATTATGGATATTCATTATTTACTTTAACCAAAGTTCCATCAGGCGCAAGTGCTCTTGGAGGAAGTGTTGGAGTTGTTACATATAGTCTAGATGGATTATTAAAGGAAGGTACTATACCAGGAAATTATGATTCTTTAAGATCTTCTGGAAGAATCATCGCAGAAAAAGATTTTCCAGTTTTTGATATTAAACTTAAGAAAAATAACTTCATACTCGGTGAAACAGTTATTTCTGGAAATAACGTAGGACAAGTTGAAAGTTGGGATAATGAAATTGAACTATTAAAAGTTTCCACAACTAAAGATTTTAGAGTTGATGATATTGTAGTGGGGCAAACATCAAGAACTCAAGGTGCAATTAAATCCAAAATTGATTTCAATGCAGAAATTGAAATCGGTTCTAGTTCTATTGTTAAAAAAGGTTGGAATAGGGAGACTGGATTCTTAAATTATAACACAGAGAGAATTTCAGATAATAATTATTATCAAAATTTCTCATATTCACTGAAATCTAAAGTCCCATTTGAAACTTGGAACGATTCTGTAAGTTCTTTGAACCATACTGCAGGATTTTTAAAATTTAGCGATTTAGTTATTGAATCTGCGGATAAAAACTTTAAAGGTGTAAGTTCAAGTTATAGAGGCGGCACTATTGATATTGTTGTGGATGTTTATGGAGAAGCCGACTTAAATTGCTATTCAAATTTTGATTTAGTTACCGAAAATTCTTTAAGTGCTGGAGGTTCAATTATTTCTGATGAGATTTATTTTGGTTCTAAAGTATTAACTGATTACTTTGAATCATTTGGGAATAGAGTTTTGATAATTGATGATATTAGCACTCAATTTAATAGCACTCCAAGATCAACAAAATATTCAATAGTTGATAAATTTAATTCCGAACATAAAGTTAAAAAATATTTTACATATGTAAGAGATAAAAGATTTACTGGAGAATCTCAGTTCTTAATAGTCTCTCTATTGCAAAATGGAGGATTTGGATATTTAAATCAATATGGTAGAGTGGAAAGCCAATTAGATCTTGGAAGTTTTGATTTCAGCATATCTGGAACTGAGGGGCAATTAGAATTCTATCCTACCAAATATGCTGTCAACAATTATAATATAAGTTTTGCAAGTTTTGATATTCATAGTTCAGCTGCTGGAATAGGTTCCACAACATTAGGTGATGTAGTAGACATAAGATCTTCAAAAGCAAATGTCTCAGTTGCTACTACAACAACTATTGTTTCTTTTGCTTCAACATACAGAACATCAAAAATACTTGTAGAAATTAGAGGAAATAATGGTGAATTTGAATTTGATGAAATGAATGTGATTCATGATGGAACAACAGTTGAGTTTTTAGATTATGGACAATTAACGAATCATTCTCTAAATCCTTTCGGAGCTTCTGGATTGGGAACTTATAATGCATATATTTCTGGAGGAAACGTAAAAATTGACTTTACTCCAAATGTAGGTATAGCAGCTACTGTTGATGCAATAACTGTTTCTATAGCAAGTACGTTATCAACAGGTATCGGTACTCAATATCTTGGATTTGATTCGGAAAATATTGCTTTTATTGATTCTTCGTATGTTTCAATTGCAGCATCAACTTCCCCAACAGAAAATGTAATCGCTCGTTATAGTAACGTTATACCTAATGATCATAAATGTTCTTATTATTTGATAAGTGTGGAGGACACCACTAATAATCGTTATGAAATGTCTGAAGTTATTGTCTTAGATGATGGCACAGATGCATACATTACAGAGTATGGAAATCTAATAACTCATTCTGGACTTGGAACTGTTGGCGCAGCTGTTTCTTCATCGTACACCAATCTTTATTACACTCCCGTTCCAAATATTGATGCTCAGATTCGTGTTTTCCAAACTAGTCTTCAATTAGTTGATTTAGAAGATTCTACTTCAACTGAGATAGAATTAAATAATGCACTTATTAGTGCAGGATATGGATTCTATCGAGGAACAGAAACTGATGTTAAGAGAGCATTTGATTTAAAACATAAACAAAGACCAATATTCCTTAGAAACTTTAATGGAAGCAGTTCATCGATCGTAGATGTAACAGAAAATACTATTTTAATTCCGGAACATTTCTTTGTAACAGGAGAAGAAGTTGAATATTCTTATGATACAGAAAATGCAAGTCCTATTGGAATTGCGTCTACAAGTTTTGTTGGTGTTGGTACAACAAGTCTTCTTCCATCTTCCGTCTATGTTATTAAAATTAATGATCAAAAGATAAAACTTGCAAGAACAGCAGAAGATGCTTTACAAACAATTCCAAATGCTTTAGATATTACAAGTGTTGGAGTGGGAACATATCATACATTTACATGCAAAAAACAAAACTCTAAGTGTATTATTGCAATTGATAATTATATTCAATCTCCAATTGTTGCTACTTCGGTTACAACTGGACTTACAACTCATATCGGACTTGTTGATGATATAATTAGATTCTCTGGAATAACATCATTCTTTGGCGGAGATCTCATTCAAATCGATAATGAGATTATGAAAATTAACACGGTGGGATTAGGGAGCACTAACTATATTCTTGTAGATCGTCCTTGGATGGGAACAGGATTATCAACACACTCCGAATATTCAGTAGTAACTAAGGTTCAAGGTAATTATAATATAGTTGATAATACAATTAATTTTATAACAGCACCTCAAGGACCCATACCTATAAGTAGCATTACAAATGCTCCAGATGAAAGAGATTGGACGGGTATAACCACTTTCTCAAAATTCCAAGGTAGAACTTTCTTAAGATCTGGTATTGAAAATAGTAATGCCGAATCATACAATTCTAACTATATTTTCGATGATATTTCACAATATTTTGATGCAACAACCAAAACGTTTACACTAAAATCAGATGAAACAAATGTAACTGGTTTTTCTACAAATAACGCTGTCATACTCATAAACGGTATTTTCCAAGGACCAACTGGTCAACTTCCAGTTGCCGAAGATTATTCTTTAAGTGAAGGATCTGGTATTAGTAGCATCACTTTCTCTGGTGCTGCAACTTCTGTCTCATATGATCCAAATAATGCAAGTATACCAGTAGGGGGTATTATCGTATCCGTAGGTTCAACTGAAGGATTTGGTTATCAACCTCTTGTTTCTGCAGGAGGAACTGCAGTTGTATCTATTGCAGGAACAATATCTTCTATTAGCATCGGCAATAGTGGATCTGGATATAGAGCTGGAATTCAAACAACAGTTAGAGTTGGCGTTACAACTGCAACAACTGGTGTTCCAAATATACAATTTATTGGTACAGCCGCAATAAGCGGAGGTAATATTGTAAGTGTTGCAATAACAAATCCGGGCGTTGGATATACTTCATCAAATCCACCTTTAGTTATTTTTGATTCGCCATTATCTTATTCTGACATACCACTAATTTATAGTTCATCATCTCCCGCAGGATTTGGTACTCAGGCAACAGTCGATATTGTCGTTGGACAAGGTTCTAGTGTAATTGATTTTGAAATCAAAAACTCTGGTTATAATTATGGACAACAACAAGTCTTAACTATCGCTACGGGTGGATTGGCAGGAATACCAACAGATTTAACAAAACCATTTAAAGAATTTCAAATTACAATCGATAAAACAATATCGGATGAATTTTCTGGATGGCATTTGGGGCAATTGGAAGTTCTAGATAAAATTGAAAATCAATTTGACGGAGTTACAAGATCTTTTAATATTTCTGTAAATTCTTCTCCAGTTACTATAAGAGCAGCAAAAGGTTCAAATATTGATGTCCAAGCAACTTTACTTGTATTCTTAAATGATGTCTTACAAGTTCCAGGAGAGGGTTATACATTTAATGGAGGGAGCGTAATTACATTTGCCGAAGCTCCAAGAGCAACATCAGCTGATGGCTCTGTTATTGGTGATAAATGCAAAATTCTTTTCTATAAAGGAAGTGGGGACGTTGATGTAATTTTCCGCGATGTTTTAGAAACAGTTAAACCAGGAGATAATCTAACAATCAAAGGGCAAGATGAAAGATTAGTTACTTCAGTGGTTTCCTCAAGTACTGTTGAAACTAATCCTTATAATGGAGAAGGAATCGATTCAAATCCTTCAAATCAAAGAGTTGTTGAATGGTGCAAGCAAACTTCCGACAAGATTATCAATGGACAAATTGTAAGTAAAGCAAGAGTATTAAATGCAGCACTCGTAAATCCAACTACATACATAATTCAACCTGTTGGTGTTGGTTCTACAATTGCTTATGTTGAAAGTGTAAGGACATTCTTTAATTCTGAGAAAGAAAACAACACTGTTCTCAATACACAAAATATTGTATTGACTTCTCAAGATTCAATTGTTGGAGCTTCAGCAACTGCTGTTGTTTCTGTTGCAGGAACAATTACTTCAATTTCCATCTCCGATGGTGGTGTTGGATATACAACTGCACCAGCAGTAATCATTGCAAATCCTGTTGGATATGGAACAACTGCAAGAGCAACTGCAACTGCAACTCTTACTGGCGATGCAGTTTCTTCAATCACAGTTTCTACACCTGGAACTGCATATACAACTACAAATCCACCAGTTGTTCTGATTGAAATTCCACAAACCATTTATGAAAATAACACTTCAGACTCTTACACTGGTGATTTTGGCACTATCGTTGGTGTGACTTCTACATCAGTTGGCGTTGCTTCTACTGGATTTGTTCTTGATTTGTTTATTCCAATTGATTCCTATTTGAGAGATACTTCTATTGTCAGCACTGCTACTACTATTAGTGGTATTCAAACTGGAGATTATTTCGTTGTTAAAAATAGTAATGTTGGAAGTGGAGTTACTTCCCTCTATCAAGACAATACTGTCTTAGGCATTACCACACAATTCTTGGATTGTGTCTATGAGGTGGCTTCTGTTTCCACTGCAACAACGTCTGTCGCTGGTGTTGGATTGACTTATATTAGAAGGGTAACCATTAGTGTTAGTGATTTGGGCGACATTTCTGGAATTGGAGCAACTGAATTCTATGGAGAATATTCATGGGGAATGGTTGATTTGGGAGTCAGAACTTCTCCACAAACATTTAATGCATATACTTTGAATGGTTCTGCTGGAATTTCAACATCATCAACTTTGACTAGAGCACAACCTCTGAAATTATCCAATTATACTTAAATAAATAGATAAAAAACACCGTCAAATGTCAGCAATTATAACTGATCAACTTCGTATACTAAATGCAAAAGAATTTGTTGCTAGTGTGGCTTCCACTAGCAACTCATATTACACTTTTGTTGGACTCCCAAATGCAACTGAAGTAAGTTCTACGTGGGATACTAGTCCACCAGATCCTAGAGATAACTTTGATGAAGAGAACAATTATTGGGACACAATGATTGCTTTGAAGAAAATTTCTTCATCAGATGCAAAACAAGTTGTTAGAAAAGTAACTTGGCAATCTGGAGTGACTTATGATATGTACAGACATGATATCAATCCAAATAATCCATCAAAACCTTCGAATGCTATTAGTTTATATGATGCAAATTATTATGTAGTTAATTCTGATTATAGAGTTTATATTTGCCTTCAAAATGGAACTAATCCAGAAAATCCCTCCGGAAGAGCATCTTTAGATGAACCAACTTTTACTGATTTAGAACCAAGAGAAGCTGGAACGAGTGGCGATGGGTATGTCTGGAAATATCTTTATACAATTAAACCAAGTGATATTATAAAATTTGATTCTACAAATTTTATGCCAGTTCCAACAAATTGGGACACCAGCACCGATAACGCTGCAGTGAGAGATAATGCAGCAACTAGCGGACAATTAAAAATTGTTACTATCACAAATAGAGGTGTTGGACTAGGAACAGCAAATAGAACATACACAAGAGTTCCAATTAAGGGTGATGGAACTGGAGCAGAAGCAACAGTAGTAATAAACAATAATTCAAAGGTAGAGTCCGTAACTATTTCCTCTGGTGGTTCTGGATATACATTTGGAACACTAGATCTTGCTTCCGGAAATGTTCCAACTGGATCAACAAATCCAGTATTTAATATCATTATTCCACCTCAGGGTGGACACGGAGCTGACATTTATAGAGAACTTGGTGCAAGAAATGCTCTAGTATATTCTAGAATTGAGAATGATTCCGAAAATCCAGATTTTATAACAGGTAATCAAATTTCAAGGATTGGTATTGTTCAAAATCCAAAAGCATATGATTCATTGCAAAATTTAGATTTAGATAAAGCAAGTGCAGTTTATGCTTTAAAACTTACTGGCGTTGGATATAGTTCTGCGACTTTTACGTCCGATTCTTTCATTACTCAAACAATTGGTGTTGGTTCTACTGCGGTAGGTAGAGTTATTTCATACGATCAAACTACAGGTGTTCTAAAATATTGGCAAGATAGAACAACTGCTGGATTTAATACGAATGGAACCCAAAATACTTCTCCAGTTTATGGATTTAAATTAAATAGATTTACTGCAGATCCAAATGGAGGATCAGTAAATATTTTGGGAGGTTCTACTACACTAGCTATTCAGACATCCTTTACAGGTATTTCAACTGTAATAAATAGTAGAACATACTACTTAGGTCAATCTTTCGCCAAGGGTGTGTCTCAACCAGAAGTTAAAAAATATTCTGGAAATATTATTTACGTTGACAATAGACCTTCAATTACTAGATCAACCAGTCAAAAAGAAGATATTAAAGTCATTTTGCAGTTCTAAAGAATTATGTCACAGGAAACAAATCTCAATGTAGCACCATATTTTGACGATTTTGATGCAAATAATGACTATTATAAAGTTCTTTTTAAGCCAGGATATCCTGTTCAAGCTAGAGAATTAACAACTTTACAATCAATCCTTCAAAATCAAATTGAAAAGTTTGGGCAGCATTTCTTTAAAGAAGGTTCTAAAGTAATACCAGGAAATACTGCATACAGTGCATCATATTATGCAGTAGAACTTGAAAATAATTATCTTGGCGTTCCACTATCAGATTATATTAATCAACTTATTGGAGCAAAAATAACTGGACTAACTTCCGGTGTTACTGCAGTAGTAAATAAGATAATCTTATCTAACGAGTCTGAAAGAGGGAACACAACATTATACGTTAGTTACTTGGGTTCTAATTCTCAAGATAATTCAAGTTTGCAATTTTCAGATGGGGAGCTTCTATCTTCAAATATAACAATAAGTTCTGCAAATACAATCATTGCTTCTGGAGAAGCGTTTGCATCAACTGTAGCGACTGATGCAACTTCAACTGGATCCGCATTTTCAATTTCCAATGGAATTTATTTTGCCAAAGGACAATTCTTAAATGTTAATGATGAAACCATACTTCTCGATCAATATGGAAATAAACCAAGTTATAGAGTAGGACTCTTAATAACTGAAGAAATTGTTAATTCTTATGTTGATTCATCTTTAAATGATAACTCAAATGGTTTTAATAATTACTCAGCTCCAGGAGCAGATAGATTAAAAATAACAACATCACTATTCAAAAAAAGTCTAGATGATTTTGATGATAATAATTTTATTGAACTTGCAACTATAACTGATGGTGTAATAAGATCGCAGAAGAAAAATGCAGATTATAGTATTATAGAAGATGAACTTGCAAGAAGAACTTATTCAGAATCTGGAGATTATTATGTAACTCCATTTGATTTATCTGTTAAAGAGTCATTAAATAACAATCTTGGTAACAAAGGAATATTTAATGTAAATCAATTAACATATGGTGGTTCAGTTCCAGCGGAAGATTTAGCTCTATATCAAGTATCTCCAGGAAAAGCTTTTGTTAGAGGTTATGAAATTGAAACTATTAGTCCAACATTTTTGGATGTTCCAAAACCAAGAACAACAAAAACTTTAAAAAATCAATCTATTAATTATAATACAGGTTCTACATTAAAACTCAATAGAGTTTATGGTTCACCAACCGTTGGAATTGGAAACACTTATGTTTTAAGTTTAAGAAATTCTAGAGTTGATGTCGATTCAATATCCAGTGTAGGAAAAGAAATCGGAGTTGGTAGAGTATATGACTTTAGATTAGACTCTGGATCATATAACTCAAATAATCCACAATTAAATGAATGGAACATCTCTTTATATGACATTCAAACCGTAACTGAAATTTCTCTGAATGAGCCAATTACATTATCAACTCCAACTTTCATAAAAGGAAAATATAGCGGAGCTACAGCTTTTCTTAAAAATTCTGTTTCTGCTGGAACAGCATTAACTGTTTATGAAAAAACAGGAGAATTTTCTAAAAATGAACCATTTATTTTTAATGGTGTTGAAAATACTAGAATTGCAATTGCAATTACCTCTTATGGAATCTCAGATATAAAATCTGTCTATGGCATTGTTGGTTCTGCCGCTACTTTTACAGCAGATGTCATACAGTCAGATTTTCTTACAATTGGTGTAGCTACAATTAGTGCTTATAATGCAATTGGCATTAGCACAATTACAAGTACTAATCCAACATTTCCAGGAAACATTAAGTCTGGTAATTTATTAAAATTCAGCAATCAAACATCATCAGATCCCGTTTTTGCATCTGTAGTCAGTGTTGGCACAACTCAAGTAACGATTTCTGGAGTAGCAACAGTTTTTGGCGTTTGCCAGGGAACACTTCCATCTACAACATTACAAGTTACTGATTTAAAAGTACTTACAACCGACTTAGAAACATCAACAGATAATTCATACTACACTGAATTACCAAAACCAAACATATCAGATGTAGATTTAACAGATGCATCTTTAACTATTAGAAAATCTTATACTGTTAATATTACTGATAATCAACTTTCAACAACCGTTCTCTCTGGAACAAATGAAACATTTTTACCATTTGATCCAGAAAGGTATTTGCTAATTAGATCTGATGGGGGAACAGAGGCACTTACATTAGATAAGTTCTCCCTAACGAATGGTTCGACTCAACTCCAAATTTATAACCTAGGTTCTAATGATACTGGTGCAACTCTAGTTACCACCCTTAGAAAAATTAAACCAAAAGCAAAGGTAAAGGTAAAGAATAGAGTTAATAGTTTAATAGTAGATAAATCAAAATATGAATCTTCTGGAATAGGATCAACTACTCTAAATGACGGATTAACATCTGGCACTTACCCATATGGAACCAGAGTTCAAGATGAAAATATCTCTTTAAATGTTCCGGATATTATTCAAATTCATGCAGTTTATGAATCTCCAGACACATCAAGTCCATCAGCACCAACAGTTGTTTTTTCATCAATTACTGGACCTACAGGAAAAACATCAGATATAATTATTGGAGAGATGTTCACTGGACAAACTAGTGGCGCTAGTGCTATTTGTGCAGAAAGATTGTCAGATTCGCAAATCTCATTTATCATAAAAAATAATATTAACTTTAAAGAGGGAGAAATTGTAGTATTTGAAGAGTCTAACATTCAAGCAGTCATTACTACTTTAAACACTCCAAGTTTCAACGTTTCTTCTAATTACACATACGATAACGGACAAAATGTGTCCTTCTATGATTATGGATTTATTACAAGAAAATCGGATGCTAAGGAACCAAGTAGAAAAATAAAAATTTATTTTTCAAATGGATATTATCAATCTTCAGATGATGGTGATATCACAACTGTAAATTCATATAATGGTTTTGATTATGTAAGAGAAATTCAAACAGTAAATTCGACTAGAAATGCAGATATCATTGATATAAGACCCAGAGTTTCTGATTATACAGTTTCTTCAACAAATTTAAGATCTCCATTAGAGTTTTATGGACGCACATTCACCTCTTCTGGAAATTCTGCGGCAAACATTTTATCTTCAAATGAATCAATAGTAACTAATTTTTCATTCTATCTTGGAAGAATTGATAGGGTTTATCTAACAAAAGATGGAAAATTCCAAATTAAATATGGAACTCCATCAGAAAAACCAGAAAAACCAGTATCTGTAGATGATGCTTTAGAAATTGCATCAATTTCACTCCCACCATATCTTTACAACATATCTCAAGCTTCATTGACTTTCTTGGAACACAAGAGATATAGAATGGTTGATATTAAACAACTTGAAAATAGAATAAAAACTCTTGAATATTACACTGCGCTTTCTCTATTAGAAACTAATACATCTAATTTATTCATTCCAGATTCAACAGGAATTAACAGATTTAAATCTGGATTTTTCGTAGATAATTTTACATCTCTTCTTGCTCAAGAAAATTCTACGATATTTAAAAATAGTATTGATATCAAAAATAAGGAATTAAGACCTCAACATTATACTGACTCAATTGACTTAATACAAGGTCCTGTTACAAATGTAGATCCAAATAGAGATTTAGCTTTTGCTGCTCCAGAAGGGACTAATATTAAAAAGACGGGAGATGTTGTCACTCTTAATTATTCTGAAGTAGAGTGGCTGAAACAAACATTTGCCACAAGATCCGAGAGTGTAACTCCATTTTTAGTCAGTTTTTGGCAAGGTTCAGTTGAACTTACGCCAGCGTCTGATACATGGGTGGATACTGTAAGAGTAGAAGCTAAAATTATTAATACAGAAGGTAATTTTGCAGAAACTCTTGCTTTAGCTTCTAGAACCCTTAATGTTGATCCTCAAACTGGACTTTCTCCAACAATTTGGAATGCTTGGGAAACAACTTGGACTGGACAAGAAGTAGTTGAAAATACCGCAGATAGAACAGAAACTACAAATAGCGGTGGACGTTGGGGAGCAAGAGGACTCCGTGGTAATGGTAATTTAACTGGCGGAGAGTGGATTACTGAATCAACTACAACAGTATTTAAGGATACTTTAAGAGAAGTCAGAGACACTGGTGTACAAACTAGAACTGGAAATAGAACTATAGTTACTGAACAGTTTGATAATACTTCTGTCGGTGATAGAGTAGTAAGCAGAAACTTGATTTCATTTATGAGATCTAGAAACATTCAGTTTGTTGCTAAAAAGGTAAAACCATCAACTCAATTATATGCATTCTTTGATGGCGTAAATGTAACCAAATATTGTGTTCCAAAACTTCTTGAAATTAGTATGTTATCTGGAGTTTTCCAAGTTGGCGAAACAGTTATAGGAAAATCCAGACCGACTGGAATCTTACCATTAGATTCTAGAAACATAGATCCAAAAATTACGTTTAGGGTTGCACAATCTAATCACAAAGAAGGTGCATATAATAACCCATCAAATGTATTTTTAACTAATCCATATAACGCACAAACCTTACCATTAAGATATTCCTCAACTTCTTCAGTATTGAATATTGATACATTCTCCTTATCAAATCAACCTGAAGGTGGATTTACTGGTTGGGTAGAACCTGATATGATTCTTGTTGGGCAAACTAGTGGAGCTCAAGCTATTATCTCTAATGTCAGATTAATTTCTGATATTTCTGCAACTTTAATTGGAAGTTTCTATATTCCTAATCCAAACTCTTCAAGTAATCCAAGTTTTGAAACTGGAAATAAAGTATTTACTTTAACAAACAGTGCAATTAACGATCAAAATAATGCAACGACAATTGCTGAGGAAGGTTTTATATCTAGTGGAACTTTAGAAACAGTACAAGAAAATATCATTTCTATCAGAAATGCTAGAATTGAAAATAAACAAGAATTTGAAGAAAGAGCCACTTCCAAAACTACGGGCACTCAAGTTATTTCAACACAAGCAATTTCTTCTTCTTCAAGAACAAATGTAGATATTGTTTGGTATGATCCTCTTGCACAATCATTCTTAGTTGAGGATGAAACTGGAGTATTTTTAACGAAGTGTGAGGTTTTCTTCAGTTCTAAAGATGATCTTGATATACCAGTAACTTTCCAACTTAGAACGATGCAGGGTGGATTCCCAACACAAAAGGTAATCCCATTCTCAGAAGTTATTTTGAATCCATCCGACGTGAATGTCTCTGCAGATGGATCAGTTTCAACTACTTTTAATTTCAAAGCACCAGTCTATCTTGAGGGTGGAACGGAGTATTGTATATGTTTAGCTTCTCTATCCACAAAATATAGTGTTTATGTTTCAAGGATTGGAGAGACTGATTTAATTACACAAACATTTATTTCAAACCAACCTTATCTGGGTTCACTATTTAAGTCACAAAATGCATCTACTTGGGAACCAAGTCAATGGGAAGATTTGAAATTTACTTTATATAGAGCAGAGTTTGTTCCTAATGGTTCCATAGAGTTTTATAGTCCAGAACTCTCAGAAGGAAATAATCAAATTCCAGTTTTAATGCCAGATTCATTGAATCTAAATTCAAGAAAAATTAGAGTTGGACTAGGCTCAACTCTACAAGATTCTGGATTGACATTAGGTAACACAATTTTACAACAAGGAACGAATGCAACAGGAAATTATGTTGGAAATGCTGGAATTGCTACAGGAACTTTAAACATTATTAATGCTGGTATTGGATATACTCCATCTTCTGGAACTTTCCAATTTAATGGAGTACCACTTACAAACATAACTGGAAATGGTAAAAATGCGAAAGCAAATATTACTATTGAAAATGGAGTGGCAATAGCTGCAACAATTTCAGAATCTGGACCTGGGTATTCTGTCGGTGACGTTTTGGGTATAGGAACTATTGGCGCTAATTCTCTAGGGTTGAACGCCAGACTTTCTATTGTTTCTATTGCAAATACCAATCAATTAATATTAGATAATGTTCAGGGAGATTTTATCATCTCTGGTGTCGGCAAAACCGTTCAATATATTAATAACTCCGGAATTACTACAATTCTAAACAGTGCATCTGGTGGAAATGTTCAAATTTCTGATATTGATGTTGTTTCTGATGGACTTCATATTGTTGTTAATCACAAAAATCATGGAATGTATTTTGAGCAGAATTATGTGACAATTTCTGATACACAGTCTGATATTATTCCGACAAAACTTACCGTTGCATATGATTCAACGTCTACTTCACCCATTTCAATTGATAGTTCTGCAAACTTTGGAACATTTGAAAATGTGGGTGTAGGAACTACAAACTTAGGATACGTTTTAATTGGAGATGAGGTTATCTCTTATAGTTCCGTATCATCAGGCACTCTTGGTGGAACTATTTCTAGATCTGTAGATAGTACAGTTGCTAAGAATTATCCAGCAGGAACATTAGTCTACAAGTATGAACTTAGTGGAGTTTCATTAAGAAGAATTAATAAAACACATAATCTAGAAGATGTAACTGTTTCCGATCCTATTACATTTGATTCATATAACATTAAGTTAGATATGGGATCTAGTGGAGTAGGAAGATCTGATGGACTAAGTTATCCAAAACTTTATACAAATCAGTCAAAATCTGCTGGTGGATATGGTATTAGAGCAACTCAAAATGTTCCATTTGAGATTGTAACTCCTGTTGTTCAGAATCTAACAGTTCAAGGAACTTCAATTAATGCAGAGATTAGAACAGTTACTGGTTCTAGTATTAGCGGCAACGAAGTTCCATATAGTGATGCTGGATTTGAAACTATTTCTTTGAACAAAACAAATTATCTGTCAAGTCCAAGAATAATTTGTTCAAAAGTTAATGAAACTAATAATCTTGCAGCACTATCTCTTCCAGGAAATAAATCTATGAATTTGAGAGTCAACTTAGATTCTATAGATTCTAGAGTAAGTCCTGTCCTTGATACGCAAAGAATAAGCACGATTTTAACTTCGAATAGAGTTAATAGTGTTATTTCAAATTATGCAACTGATAATAGAGTCAATAGCATTTCAGAAGATCCTACTGCTTTCCAATATCTGTCTAAAGAAATTGTTTTAGAAAATCCAGCAACTTCTATAAAAATTCTAATTAATGCTCACGTAAATCTGTATTCAAACATAAGAGCTTTCTATGCTATCAGTCAGACAGAAAACTTTGTTCCAATTTATGTTCCATTCCCAGGATATAATAATCTAAATGAAAGAGGACAAATTATTAATATTGCAGATAATGATGGACTGTCGGACTCATATATTTCACCATCCACCTCGGTAGGATTCTTGACACCAGAAATTGAATATAAAGAATATGCATTTACCGCAGATAATTTACCATCATTCAAATCATACAGAATTAAAATTATTATGACATCAACTAATCAAGTTTATGTTCCTAGAATGAGAGATTTGAGAGTAATTGCACTTGCTTAATATGGATTATTTGAAAGTCGAAGGTCATAGCCATCTCTATAGAGATCCAAAAACAAATTCAATTATTAATAGAAATATGTCTGAATATCAAGAGTATGTCTCAAGAAAAAATATCAAAAATGAAGAGAATCAAAAAATACAAAATCTTGAGGTAGATATTGCTAATATGAAGGATGATTTAAATGAAATCAAATCTCTATTAAGGAGTTTAGCAAATGAATCCAGATGACATTAAATTGGAAAATCTAACAAAAAGTTTTGAATATACAAAAGCATGTATAGAAATTGATTCCATTGAAGATGTAGAAGATCTTAGAACCATTTCAAAAGCATATATGAAGTTATATCTGAAACAACAAGAAGTTGTTTCAGAACTAATAAAACCTAATAAGACATAACTAATAAATACTTAAAAAGTAGAAGATAATGGCGCAACCATCTACTAGGCAACAATTAATCGACTATTGTAAAAGAAAACTGGGAGCGCCAGTTTTAGAAATTAATGTTGCCGATGAGCAAATTGATGATTTAGTGGATGATGCAGTTCAATTTTTCCAAGAAAGACATTTTGATGGCGTATACCCAACTTTTTACAAGTATCAAGTAACTCAAAATGATATAGACAGAGGTAGAGCTCGTGGAGGTAATGCTGGTGGAGTTGGAATTGCTACTACAACTGCAACAGCAAATATAGTTGGAACAGCGACAACTTTTGCTTATGAAGAGAATAGTAATTATTTGCAAGTTCCTCCAAATGTAATCGGAGTGAATAAAATATTCATGTTTGATGGTTCTAACACCATAACTCATAATATGTTTAGTGTTAAATATCAATTATTTTTAAATGATATTTACTACTGGGGTACAACTGAACTTTTAAGTTATGCAATGGTTAAAACTTATTTGGAAGACTTAGACTTTTTACTTAATACACAGAAGCAAATAAGATTTAATAAAAGACAAGATAGACTATATTTGGATATTGATTGGGGTTCTGTTAGAGCTGGGCAATATTTTATCATTGATTGTTATTCCACACTAGATCCAAATGACTTTTCAAGAGTTTGGAATGACTCATTCCTAAAACCATATTTAACTTCTCTCATAAAAAGACAATGGGGACAAAATTTAATTAAATTCCAAGGAGTTAAACTTCCAGGAGGAATTGAGTTAAATGGAAGACAAATTTATGATGATGCTCAGAGAGAAATTGATATTTTGATGGAAAAAATGTCAAGCACTTATGAATTACCACCACTTGACATGATAGGATAATGTTAAATCCATTTTTTCTTCAAGGATCTCAAACTGAACAGAGTTTAGTTCAAGATTTAATAAATGAACAACTTAGAATGTATGGGGTTGAAATTTATTATATTCCTAGAAAATATTTGACAACAAATACTGTCATTAAAGAGGTAATAGAGTCTAAATTTGATTCTTCATATCCAATAGAAGCATATGTAGAAAACTATGAGGGATACAGTGCAAATCCAGTAATATTATCAAAATTTGGTATTCAAGCTCTAAATGAATTATCAATTACTATATCAAAAGAGAGATTTGAAAACTATATCACACCACTAACAAAAAATCTTAGCAATATTGAATTATCTACAAGACCTAAAGAGGGAGATTTGATATATTTTCCTCTTGGTGATAGACTTTTTGAAATTAAATTTGTAGAACATGAAAAGCCATTCTATCAACTACAAAAAACATATGTTTATACTTTAACTTGTGAATTGTTTAGATATGAGGATGAAATTATCGACACTGGTATTACTGATATCGATGATAGTATTGAAGTAGAAGCAAATCTACAAACTTTAACTTTAGTTGCTGCCGGTACAACAGCAACAGCTATTACCACTATTGCAAATGGTGGAGTTATATCTATAACTGTAACTAATCGAGGTGAAAAATACACGTCTGTTCCAACAGTTGCTATTTCATCGTCACCATCTCCAGGAGGTACAGCAATCGGAATTGCAACACTGATTAGTGGAATTGTCAATTGTGATGGAACGGAAATAGGATCTAAAGTTCAGGGAGTTCAAATTATTAATCCTGGTTATGGTTATACTGTAAGTCCAGGAATAGTATTCATTGGAGGTGGTGGTTCTGGAGCAGCTGCTACAACAAGAATTTCTAATAATTCTATTGGAATAGTAACTATTACAAGCGGCGGTTCTGGATATACAACGTCTCCAGCAGTAACATTTAGTTCTCCTGGAATTGGAACAACAGCAACTGGATTGGCAATTGTAAGCGCAGCCGGTACAATAAGTGCAATTAGAATCACTAATGCAGGTGCTGGATATACAACAATTCCAACAATTACTATAGGTTCACCATATATGGTTGGAGTTGGAACTTTTGTTCTGAATGAAACTATAACGGGTAGTTCAAGTGGAACAACTGCAATTGTAAAATCTTGGAACTCTGTTAGTGGAGAGTTAAAGATAACAAATACTACAGGAGATTTTTCAATAGGAGAAACAATAGTTGGTTCTGCTAGCTCTGCATCATATCAATTAAAGTCTACACAAGAATATAATACAGTAAATCAATATCCACAAAATAATGAAATAGAAATAGAAGCGGATGAGATTTTAGATTTTTCAGAATCAAATCCTTTCGGAAATCCATAACATAAATACTTCTATCTATAAATTTTGATGTACAGTAGGTAATAGGATGTTTGAATATTTTTATCACGAAATATTAAGAAGAACTGTAATTTCATTTGGAAGTCTCTTCAATAATATTCAAATACAACATAAAGATTCTTCCGGAAATATTAAGAGTAATATTAAAGTTCCTCTTGCATATGGACCTACTCAAAAGTTTTTGGCTAGATTAGAGCAGTCTCCAAATCTAAACAAACCAGTTCAAATAACATTACCAAGAATGTCGTTTGAATTTGTAGGATTAAGTTATGATGGTACAAGAAAAGTTACAACTACCCAAACCTTTATAACATCAATAGCGGGCGTTGGAACTGATGTAAGAAAAGCATATATGCCCGTTCCTTATAATATGGCGTTTGAGTTATCAATTTATACTAAATTAAATGATGACATGCTTCAAATTGTTGAACAAATTTTGCCATATTTTCAACCTTCGTATAATTTGACAGTTGATTTGGTAGAAACAATTGGGGAGAAAAGAGATATACCTGTTGTAATTGAAAATATTACAATGCAAGATGATTATGAGGGTGATTTTACTACTAGAAGATCTTTAATTTATACCATAAGATTTACTGCTAAAACATATCTTTTTGGACCCATTTCTTCTTCAAGTGCTGCATCGAAAGATCTTATCAAAAAAGTTTCTATTGGATATATTTCTGGAGATGTCACCAAAACACCAACTAGAGAACTTACTTATGCTGTTGAACCTAGAGCGATTCAAAGTTATTCTGATAACATAGTAACAAATCTTTCTCAGGATATAGGAGCTGATTCGACACTCATCACAGTTAATGATGCATCTTCTATTTCAGAAAATACTTATATTACAATAGATAATGAAGAAATGTATGTTGATACTAAATCCGGAAATACTTTAACTGTCAAGAGAGGACAAGACTCAACAACAAAACAATCGCATGTTTCAGGAGCACCAATAAAACTTATCACATCAGCAGACAACGATTTAATTCCAATTGGCGATGATTTTGGATTCAGTGACACTCTATGAAAATGACAAAAAACTTTGATAAGTTAAATGATACTTTTAATGTATCTGCAGACATTGTTCCATCAGAAATTGAAAGTGTAAGTCTCTCTTTAGAAAAAACAGACACAAACACAACCAATAATGATATTAAAAAAGACTATGAATATACTAGAGGGAATTTATATTCATTGATAGAAAAAGGACAGGAAGCAATCAATGGTATTTTAGAACTAGCTCAAGAAAGTGAAATGCCAAGAGCTTATGAAGTTGCGGGACAACTTATCAAAAATGTTGCAGATGCAACTGATAAATTGATGGATCTTCAAAAAAAATTAAAAGATATTGAAGAAGAAAAATCATCAAAAAGTCCAACAACAGTTAATAATGCTTTATTTGTTGGTTCTACTGCGGAACTTGCAAAACTGTTGAAGTCAAAAGATATTGAAGAAGATAAATAATTAAAAAACCATGACAGCAATTCCTGCTATCAATCTTGTAATTCCTCAAGGAACTACATTTTCTGAAACTTTTATTTCAACTGAATCTGATGGCTCGGTTACTAACCTAACCGGATATACAGGAACAGCTAAAATGAAAAAATGGTATGGTTCTAGTTCATCTGTCACATTTAGTGTAAGTGTCACGACATCTACGGGAGAAGTAGCTATAGGATTAACACCCGGACAAACACTTGAATTAGAACCTGGAAGATACTACTATGATGTAAGATTGCAATCTTCCTCAGGAACAGTATCTAAATTAGTGGAAGGAATGGCAATGGTTCAGGCTGGAATTACAACTTAACTAATAACCACAATGTCTAATACTGTTAGAGCAATTTCATCTTCTAATGTTGTTAGAAAAAAAGTAGAGCAAACGAGTAAAGTAACTTTGTCTAGAGTTGCGACAGATTTGAAATATATGGCGGATGTCAATTTTGGTGAATTAGATTCCAGTCAAGATGGTAAACTAGTTTCTTATGATTCAACTCAAAATAAATTTGTTTTAATTACTGCGGATCAAGTATTAATATCCTCTGTTGAGGATAATGATGTTCCTGATGTTTTTGTTAGAAATCTTGAAGATGAACTTGATACTGCAGCATTGACAACAGGAATTGATGGAGGGTCATTCTAATGGCAACCAATTATGCAACTCAATTAAGAACTCTAAATGATGTTCAAGTAGATCCTCTTAATTCTTCAAAAAATAAAAACGTTCTAAAATATGATCATTCACGCGGAAAATTTGTTTTAATTAGCACAGACAATATATTATCTGGGATTTCTACCGGAGTCGTCCCTAATGTTTTTGTCAGTACTGTCCAAGGGGAACTAGATTTAACTAGAATAGAAAGTTCTGGAGTGGATGGAGGAACTTTCTAAATAGTATTATCAAAATAATACAAATAAAATAGATGGCATCTCCCGTAATTCAACTTAAGAGAGGTCTTCTTGCAAATCTTCCTGGATTACAGGTAGGTGAACCTGGGTTTACAACAGATAGTTATGATTTTTACATTGGTTTAACCTCAGAAACCTCTACAAATAAATTTTTTGGTTCTCACCGTTATTGGACGAAAGAAACAACCTCTACTGGTAGCGGACTAAACCTTGTAGAAGGCACAAGTAACGGCACTGAATATATTACATTAAAGGCACCTAATAGTCTTTCTGGAATTACAACCTTTACACTTCCTGGTGCTGACGGAAGTAATGGGCAAGTTCTTGTTACGAATGGATCAGGTACTCTTTCTTTTTCTGACGTTTCAACAAACTTAAGTATTGCTGGTGGGACTGGAACAGATACAGTTTCTCTTCTCACAGATACTCTCACATTTGCTGGTACTGCAAACGAAATCGATACTGCGGTAACAAACAACCAAGTTCAAATTGGTTTACCTGATGATGTAATAGTAGGAAATGCATTAACTGTAACTGGTGCATTAACTGCAAATGGCAATGTAACTCTAGGAAATGCTGGAGGAGACTTAGTTACCGTTGTAGGTCTTACTACATTTACCACTAGTAATGTTTATATCAGTAATCAACTTTATGTTGGTGGTATTGAGGTAACTGGTGGTGCTACAATCGGACAAGATATAGTAACTAGAAACTTCACGGCAACTGGTGTTTCTACCTTTGTCGGTGCCGTAACATTTGAAGGTGGCACAATTACTCTTGGTGATGCTCCAACAGATAACGTTGTATTTGCTGCAGATGTTAATTCCAACATCATTCCAAATACTGACAATACTTATGACTTTGGTAATGGTTCCCAGAGATGGAGAAATGCAAATTTCTCCGGTATAGTAACTGCAACAACTTTTGTTGGTGCTTTAACAGGCACAGCAACATCAACAACAAATATTCCAAACCTGACAGGTGCTATTACCTCAAATAACACCACAACATCATTAGGTTCATTTAGTTCTTCTGACTTAGCAACAGCACTTACTGATGAAACTGGTTCTGGAGCAGCAGTATTTGCGAATACTCCTACACTTGTAACTCCTGTTCTTGGAACTCCAACATCAGGTACACTCACCAACTGTACTGGTCTTCCAGTATCAACGGGTATCAGTGGTCTTGGCGCTAACGTTGCAACATTCCTCGCAACTCCTTCATCGGCAAACTTAGCATCAGCAGTTACTGATGAAACTGGTTCTGGTGCCCTTGTATTTGCAAACAGCCCAACTCTGGTAACTCCTGTTCTCGGTGCTGCAAGTGCAACGAGTATTGAAGTATCTGGTTCAGTAAATGTTGGAACTGCTTTAAGTGCTCCAACTGTTAAAGTTGCAACTCTTCAGCATTCTAATGGTACTCAAGCAGCAACGATTGATACTTCGGGCAACTTAACTGCAGCACAAAACCTGACGGTTAGTGGAAACCTTTATGTAAATGGTTCTACAACACAGGTTAATACATCCTCAATGACTGTAGAGGATAGAACTATTGAACTGGGACAAGTTGACGGTTCTGCCCCTTCTTCTGCAACAACTTGGGACTTAGGTGTTCTGTTTAATTACAATGCATCAGGTGCGAAGAAGTCTGCTGTTATTTGGGAACATGCAGATGGAAGATTTAAGTTCGGTTCACAAGTTTCTGATGGTGGTGGTACTGATAATGATAGTCCACAAATCACTGTTTCAAACTATGCAGCAATTGAAATTGCGGCATTGTGGATAAATGATTGTGCAGGACAATCGCAAGTTATTAATTGTTCTGCTGGAGTGAGAAAATTAGAAAATATAACCATCGATGGTGGTACATTCTAAACTATCCAATATAATCTAAATAGGGGGGAATTATCCCCCTCTTTTTATGACCGAAGAAGATTTGAAATCTGTCCTCACAAAATATCAGCAGAAAACTTTTGAACTATTCAATAAAAATATTGTACTAGAAACTCAAGTGGAGACATTATCTTCTACTATTGATTCTTTGACATTGGAAATAGAAAAATTAAAAAAACCAAATAAAACAAAAAGCGAGTTCCAATAAATTCATAAATAATAAAAAGTCAAATATATATTTGACTCTATGGTAAATACCAAAATGAGAGAGTTGAATGGCAGATCCAAATATTAGGATAAAAAGATCGGCAGTCCCCGGTAAGAGACCGTCTCTTGCTGATTTGCAACTAGGAGAACTCGGTCTTAATACCTTTGACGCAGAATTATATACTCGTAGAGAAAGAACAGGAATCGGTTCCGATATCGTAAGATTAGGGGCTGGAACAACAGTAACAAATATAATATATGTCACAACAGACGGAAGCGATACAAACACAGGAACAAAACTTGGAGATGCAAAAGCAACAATCGCAGGAGCAGTTGCAATCTCAACAACAGGAACTGTTATTAAAGTTTCTTCTGGAACTTATGTAGAAAATAATCCAATAAAATTACCACCTCAAGTTAGTATTGTTGGGGAAAGTTTGAGAGAGGTTACAGTAACTCCACAAAATCAAAATTCTGATTTATTTCATGTAGCACCTGGAAATTATATTGAAGGATTATCATTTGTTGGGATAATGAGTGTTGGAAAAGGAGTTTTTGCTTTTGATCCAGATACGATTAGAAACATTAACCAATCCCCATATATCAGAAATTGTACCAATTTTATAGAAAATAGTTCCGGATTAAAAATTGATGGCAATCATGCTCTTGGAGACACTAAGAGTATGGTTATGGATTCATACACTCAATTCAATAAAAATGGAATTGGCGTATCAATAACAAATGAAGGATATGCTCAATTAGTTTCATTATTTACTATTTGTACCGACATAGCAGTCTTCTGTGGATCTGGAGGAGCATGTGATTTAACAAATTCAAACTCTTCATTTGGTAATTATGGGTTGATTGCAGATGGAGTAAGTGAGGTAAAAACAACTGGTATTATTACTTCGGTAGCAGAAGCAGGGGAAACAAGTTTTGTAATTTCTGGAGTTGGAACACAAAGACCGTATGATGGGCAGGTAGTTTATTTCGATCAACTCTATTATGAATTGGATACAGTAACTGTTGGCGCTGCAGGAACTGGTTATACAAACCAACCAATTGTTACCATAAGCGATCCTTCAACATCTTGGGGTATACCTGCACAAGTTGTTGCGACTGTTGAAAATGGTTCTATTTCAGAACTAACGATAGTGTCAAATGGAAGGGGATATACAACTACACCAACAATAACAATTTCATCCCCAGATGTTGGTATTAATACTGCAACAGCAGTATTAACAGTAAAACCGAAGTATTATTCGATAGAAAGCGCAACTTTCCCACAATCTGGAATCTGCACTATTACTATTAATGAGCAACTACCTTATTCAGTGGGAGTGGGCACAACAGTCCCAATATTTAAACAAAGTAGAATTCTTGCATCTGGACATTCTTTTGAATATATCGGTTCTGGAGTGACTGTTGCAACAGCACTACCACAAACTGGTGGAGTTCCAATTCAAGAGAATGAAACTGTTGCTAAAAACGGTGGATTAGTAGTTTATACCAGCACAGATCAAGCTGGCAACTTTAGGATTGGTGATGGTGTTGTTATCAATCAACAAGCAGGAACTATTTCTGGAAACTTTTATTCCAAAAGTTTATTCGCAAACGTTACGCCAATCATTCTAGCATTAGGAGGTTAATATAATGGCACTAGCACTTAATGTATATAAAACAATAACATCAATAGCATCAACAAGTTCCGTTGGAATTTATACAGCTCCAGTCGGATATGCTGGTGTTGTTCTTTTAGCTCAAGTAGCAAATGTAGGATCTGAAACTTATACCGTAACAGTATCTCACAAAAGATCTGTTTCTGGCATCGCAGTAACGACTGAAATTGTAAAAGATTATGCAGTTCCAGCTAATGATTCTGTTAGCGTATTGGATGGAAAATTAATTTTGGAATCAAATGATGTTTTGATGTTATCTGCTAATAATGCTTCTAATTTGAAATTTATCGGAAGTATTTTGGAGACACTAAAGTAATATGACAAAACTTTTAAGTGGTAGATTAAGAAACTTAAATGTAGGAATATCTTCTTATACGGAAGATAGTAGGGTTCTTACTGCTACTGGTGATGCTTTTATTAGTGGAGATTTACGAGTTGTTGGAATAACCACTTTGGGTGGGTTAACTTTTCCGACGACGGATGGAACTAATTCACAAGTTTTATCAACAAACGGGAGTGGCGTATTAACTTTCCAATCAGTTTCTAGTTTAACCGGTATTGACTGGAATGCAGACTCTGATTTTGGTTTAATTACAGATTCCGCAACTCTTACAAGCGATTTAGGATTAATAACAGATTCTGGTTCACAATCATATGGTCTTGGATTTATTGTTACTCAAGGACTTATATATCCAAATCAGTTTGTTTTACCTTCTTTTACTGTTTCCACTTTACCATCAGCAAATCCTGCAGGACAAATGCTGTTTGTCACTGATGAAACCGGTGGTTCCATCCCTGCTTTCTCCGATGGAACAAACTGGAGAAGACTCTCAGATAGAGAAATAGTATCTTAATTTTATTTTAAAGGAGAAAGCAAATGGCAACACAAGTCCAACTTAGAAGAGGTACATCAACTCAACATACTTCATTTACAGGAGCAGTAGGTGAGGTAACAGTAAATACTACAAATAAATCTGTACATGTACATGATGGATCCACCCAAGGTGGTTTTGAGTTAGCAAGAGCAGATTTAAGTAATTTTAGTGGAGTTATTACTGCAACAACATTTAGTGGAACTATTGGCGACATAACAGGAACTGCAGCGACGACAACGACAACTACAGCGACAGCAATTGTTTCTATTAGTGCTTCAACTTATAGATCTGCTGTTTTTCAAGTTCAATCTGTTGAAGGAACTAAGTATAATATAACTACAATTAATGTAATTCATGATGGTTCCGAAACATATATGACAGAATATGGAACAATTAATCAACCTGTTGGAGTTGCCACTTTTTCAACTGATATTAATGGAGGTTCCTTAAGATTATTGGCATATCCTGCTTCAGCAAATAGCACTACATTTAAAGTAATGACAACATCAATAGACGTATGAAAACTTTTAAACAGTTTCAAGAAGACTGGACTAATAAATATAAAAAGAGTATTGATTGCTCCAATCCAAAAGGATTTTCTCAACGTGCTCATTGTGCGGGAAGAAGAAAGAGAGCAAAAGGTGAGCATACTAAATCAAAACCAGTTGAATAATGCACAAGTTAAAGTCCCATAAAACAGTTGAACAAATTGCAAAGAAGCATCGTCTTGATGTTTCTTTTATACAAAAGCAACTTGATATGGGTGAACCTATTGAGCATGAGCATACAAAAGATCATGATTTGGCAAAAGATATTGCTCTTCAACATTTAGATGAAATTCCAGACTATTATACTCGTTTAAAAAAGATGGAAGCATCTGCCAAAAAAGAACATAAAAAATTTAAAGATGTGAATATTGATGAGGCAGGTTCTTTACATCATTGGTTTAAGGGTTCAAAGTCTAAAGATGGAAAACCGGGATGGGTTCAAGCAGATGGTTCTCCATGTGCAAATGAACCGGGAGAAACCAAAACTCCAAAATGTTTTAGTAGTGCAAGACTTGCTGCATTGAAAAGAAAAGGCAAAAAAGGAGAATCTATAATTAAATCTGCTGTTCGTCGTAAACGTGAAGAAGATCCAGGGCAACAACAAAAATCTGGAGCATCAAAACCAACGAACGTTCCAACCTTTGCTAAAGGAAGAAAAAGCAAAGATTATGTAAAACCAGAACCAGGATTAAAAGAGACTATGGAAATCCAGGAAGCACAAAGAGATAAACCAGGTAAAGGCAGTGGAACGAAGGATGCCTGTTACCATAAAGTCAAAAATAGAGTAAAAGTTTGGCCTAGTGCGTATGCAAGTGGACAATTAGTTCAGTGCCGCAAAGCAGGTGCAGATAATTGGGGAACAAAATCCGAAGCAGTTGAAGAGCAAAGATATTGCCCATTATGTGATAAGAGAGAAACTAGATCTGAATGTTCTTACGGCGGTAAGGCATGGGATAAGGTTTCTGTAAAAGATCATGAATATTCAATGGCGAGATCTGAATTAAAAACCATTCTTGATGCTGCAAAAAGACTTCAAATGAAAGTTGGCAAAGGTGAAGGAGATTTGGAAGCATGGGTTCAATCCAAAATTACCAAAGCAGCAGACTACATTGATACTGCAGCAGATTATGTTACAAGTGGAGAAATGGAAGAGTCAGTTGGATTTACAATTGACACATCAGCACATAAAACAGCAAGAAGAAGAGAGAGAATTAGAACTTTAGCAACTCAAGGAGTTGGTGGAGAACAAGATGTTGCAAAGAAAAAATTAGGTGCAACTCCAGAACTTCCTAAAGTTAAAGAAGAAACTTTAGTTGATAAAATTAAAAATGAAATTGTTGTTGAAAAATGTTGGACGGGTTATAAGAGAAAGAAAGGTACTTCGGAATTTGATAAAGGTTCTTGTGTAAAAGAAGACAGTGTAACTATTGAAGATGTTAATGGAAATACTTTTGCAGAAGTTGTTGATTTGATTCAACCAGAACCAATCAAAGGGTTTAAGTGTCAAATTGAAGAAGCAACTAGATTACAATCTCAATATGGCAATATTGTTGCTGTTACTATTATGTGGAGAGGAAAATATTATGCTATGAGAATGTTTTTCCCACAAGCAAAACTTCCATCTCGTCAAGATGTAACTTTAGAAATTCAAAAAGTTTATCCCGAAGCAAAAGTAGTGCATCATTCAGTTTCTGAATTTACTCCGGGACAACCAATTCTTCAAGCAGGTTTTCAAGGAGGAAGTGCTGCCAAGTTGGGTTCAAATAAAAATTATGTAAAACCAATGGGAGAAGAGGTTGAAGTAAAAGAAGATTGGCAAAAAGTCAATCGTCAAGATAAGACTGATGGATTAAGTCAGAAAGCAGTTAATGCATATCGTAGAGAGAATCCAGGTTCAAAATTACAAACTGCTGTAACTGAAAAAAAACCAACAGGTAAAAGAGCAGCACGTCGTAAATCTTTTTGTAGCAGAATGAAAGGTATGAAAACAAGATTGACTTCTGCAGAAACTGCAAGAGATCCAGATTCAAGAATCAATAAAGCCCTTCGTCGTTGGAACTGTAATTAAGATGAAATCATTTCAACAATTCCTCTCAGAAAGTGTAAATATTGCAGGAGATTTCAATGGGAATCTCTATATTGGTGGTTCAGAAACTCAACCAGAACCTGTTGGCGAATCTTTTTTTGCTGACATTGTTTGGGAAGGAAAGATTTATCGTATGGAAATTGAAGGTAGTATGATGTCAAAAAATGAACTTGCAGAGGAACTTCAGGGGGAGTATCCTGGTGCAATTGTTCATAACATATATCCAGCACAATCTCAAAGTTCTTTAAAAATCAAGAATTCTCAGAGGTATCAACCAGAAAAACTAACTTGGGGTGAATAATGGCTCAGTGGAATAAATCTACACAAGATTATCTAAATCAGGAAAGAACGCTGCACGAGGTTTATCTTCGTGCTGATGAGTATGGAAATATTTTAAATGAGAGTGCTTGTGCTCAATCAGCATTTGGAGAAAATCTAGCAATTCCACTTTCACCCAAAATTCAGGGTGATGCGATTTATGGATTAGACCCAAGAAACTTTGAGATTTTTAAGTTTAGTAATAGTGGAATTGCAACACACGAAAACAATGCTTTCAAGGTTGGTTGTGGAACAGATGCAAACTCTTATGGAGTTATAAGAAGCACAAACTTTCTTAGGTATCGTCCAGGACAAGGTGTAGTTGGTAGATTTACTGCATCATTCTCAAATAACCCAGTAGGATTTACTCAAAGAGCAGGATTTTTTAATCAAGAAAATGCTCTTCAAATTGGTTATGCACACACGAATGGACAGTTTGGTATCCTTCGTGCTACTGGTGGTAAAGCACACATTCACCAATTTACATTTTCTGCTCTTGATAATGGTAATGTAACTGTAACTATAAATGGAACTGCATTTACTGCGATAACTCTAAACACTGGAACTCTTGCAGGAAATATTGCACAACTTGTTCAGGGATTAAGAGGACAAGCACTCTTTAATGCTTTATATGTTGCAGAATACGATCAAACAAAAATTCAATTCCTTGCAACATCACTAGGATTTCAATCTGGTGCAGAAAGTATCACAAGTAGTGGAACAGTTACATATACTCACTCAGATTTGCAAGCAGGTGTAGCACAAACAGAAAACTGGACATTCCAAGAAGATTTTAACATTGATAAACTTGATGGAACTGGATACTCTGGTGTTACACTAGACCCATCAAAACTGAATGTTTATCAGATTAATTTCCGTTGGTTGGGTGCTGGTGAGCAAAGATATGCGATAGAAAATCCCCTCAATGGAGATATGATTTTCTTCCATCACGAGCACTATTCCAATAGATACACAACTCCATACTTAGATAATCCATCACTCAAACTTGGATATGTCGCAGCAAATCTTGGTTCTCCTACAAGTGGAGTTGTAACTTGTAGAGGTGCATCATTTATGGGTGCAGTTGAAGGTAATGTTGTTCAAACCAGATTACCTTACTCTGCAACAGGTTCAAGAACTGATTCAATGAACTCTCCTGGTTCTTTATATCATATTCTATCAGTTAAAAATAGATTGGTTTTCCAAGGAAAAGTAAATACCAGAGACTTGATTCCAAAAAGAATTACTGCTTCTGTGAATACTGTTGGAGACCCAGCAATCTTATATGTTTATGTAAATCCAAATATTACAAATCTTTTTAGATGGATTAGTCCAGCAAATCAATTTAATGCATCACTTTATGCAACTGAAAGTACTACTGGGCTGTTTGCAATGAGTGCAACACAAACTTATGCACCAGTAGCAGCATTTCATATTTCGGACGGAGCAACTCTGGATGCAAGTCTAAGTGATTTGGGTATTGATGTCCCACCCAATAATTTTATCAGCATCTATATGTCTTCTACAAGTAATATGACTGCTGCTTCGGCATCATTGATTTATGTAGAAGATTAAAAGGAGTTTTATTATGAGTGAGCAGTATCTTGGTAATCCACTATTAAAAAAAGCAAATACTCCTATTGAGTTTACTCAAGAGCAAATTGAGGAATTTATTAAGTGTAAAGATGATCCCGTTTATTTTGCAAACAATTATGTAAAAATTGTTACTCTTGATCACGGACTCCAAACTTTTAAACCTTATCATTTCCAAGAAAAGTTAATT